TGTCGCATTTCCCACCCGATCGTAACCTGCTGCCCGCCCATCTGACGATGTTCCATCACCTTCCACCGTCGATTGAACATGAACTCGGTCGGCGGATAAGCGAGGCGAGCAGGCAAAACCGCCCCCGCGCAACCGCGTCCGGCGTCCTGAATTTGGGACGAGGCGTGGCCCTCCGGATCGACGCGCCTCAACTGGACGAGATCCGCGCCGAACTGGCGGACGCCTTCCGGCATCTGCTCGTGCCGCAGGACGCGGCCGGCTGGCGCCCGCACGTCACGGTGCAGAACAAGGTTCCGGCTGCGGATGCAAAAGCGCTTTTCGCCGATCTGAGCCGCGATTTCCGGCCGCGGCCGGTGACCATCACCGGCTTGGCGACCTGGTGGTATCGTGGTGGCCCATGGGAGCTCATCAAGTCCCACATGTTCCGATGAGCATCGGCGCGCAGGCGCTTTCGGCAATCCCGGCGTCCTCGGCCGAAAGGGGCCGAGGACGCCCCGATCTCTTGCTCAGAGAGACGGTTCGAGCGCGTCCCCGCGCGCCCGATCCACGTCGGGCATGCGGTAGAGCCTCTCGTCGATCTCGGCGAGGCGGGATGGCACGATCTCGGTATCGGACACCCCGTAGAGCTTCTGGAAGTTCATGATCAGCGGCTGCCATCTGGACGGGTCGATCCGGTTCTCGTGCCCGTCCATGAGGAGGCTCGGATGCACGTGGACACGGGTGATGCGCACCTCGAAGGCCGAAATCAGGCCCGCGACCGCGGTGTCGTCGGCCATCATGTCGTGACGCGCCGCGACGACGGCTTCCAGCTGGATGGGGCATTCCAGCGCGCGCGGTGCGGCCACCGTCTGCGATGGGATCGGAGTCAGGCCCGCTTCCTCGAACTTGCAGGGCTCGTACACATAGCCCAGCCGCCGCTTGAGCTCGGGTATCGATCGGGAGCCCGTCAAGCGCGCCAGCCTGTCGACGGCATCGGCCTGCCTCGACGATGGCAGGTTGAGCACGCACTGCCCCGTGCGGATCATGTTCTGCGGCGTCTTCGATGCGGTCTGGAGACCGAGCATGCACCGCCATCCGAGCCACCAGGCGGAGGACATCGGTGCGAGGTTGGCCGTACCGTCCTCATTCGATGTGCTGATGAGGATTACCGGCGTGCCGAGATAGAGGATCGAGGGTTCGATCGTGACATGGGGGTCGATCATAAGGGCTCCGTAAATGCGAACGGCGCCGCTCATGAAGTGGACCGGGCGAAAGCGAACTCCGCTTCTTGCGCTCAAACGATCCCGGCCGAAACGAACCGCTGGAAACCGTCGCCATCGGCGGCGTTGCGCGGGTCCACTGCAGCCCGCCTCCACGCTCATCGATGCAATCCGGCAGGGACCACCCACCATCAAAGACAACACCTCCTCAAGCCCAGTTGTCTGGCGACGTTCAGGGATGGGATCGAGGGTGCCGCCGGCGACCTGACGGGCGAGGCCGGACGAGCGCTTCACCCGAGTTTCACCGAAATGCAGGATACTATTGCGGTGTCGAGGGCATGAAAAAGGCCGCCAACCCACTGGGCTGGCGGCCTGATCCTGGTGGGCGTGGCAAGGATTGAACTTGCGACCCCTGCGATGTCAACACAGTGCCTAGCGCAAAAAGGCGCAGAAATCAGCCGTTTTCATCTCCGCAGAGGCATCCAAAAACCGTGAACATTCGTGGAACATCGTTGACTTTCACCGGAGCGACACCGGAGTGGTTGGCCGCGGAGGGACTGAACCCGCGACCCCGCAATCTCTTGCCATCCGTTCTCTGTTCGTTCTACGTTAAGCGAAAGGCGACTCGCCACCAGACATTGGAGACCGAGCATGCAGCACGATGTGCAGCTGCGCGCCGACGCGCGCGTCATCGAACGGATATTGGAAGGCGATCATCCGATAGGCGCTTGGCGGCGTGCACGCGGTATGGATTGCGAGGCTCTTGCCGATCGCACCGGGATTGAGCCCGCTCGAATCTATGCCCTCGATCACGAACTTGACGCCCCGACGGAAGCTGAGATGGATCTTCTGGCGGCCGCTCTCGACGCTCCGCGGACCATGCTGGTCGCGCCGCAGGATGACAGCGACGAACTCGGCGTCGGCGACTTCGTCGAGTGAGCGATGGCACGCTGCCGCCTCTGCACTTCGAACGATCGAGACGCGCTTGTCGACGAAATGGCAGCTGGCGCATGGGAAGCGGCCGGCTATGGCGGAAAATGGGAAGATGCACCCGGGATGTGGCATACAGCCTTCCGTCATCACGCCGATCTGATGCTCCGCGTGCTTGAGCGCGACCATGACCACTGAGACGCTGACGGCCAAGCAGATCGTCTTCGAGATTCGTTTCGCGCTCGTCCAGGCGGGTGCGGCCACGTTCATCAATGCCCACGCGAAGAGTCCGGAAGCGCGCCTACGGGCGTTGGACGCGCTGACTGCGATCGTAGCGGCAAGGTTCGAAAAGCTGACTGTGACCCGCGAGCTACCAGATGGATGGGACCGCCCGCTCTGTGGCGGCGCACCACCGGCGAGATGAGGAGTTGACGATGATAGGCGTTGCGAACGATGCGGACGGCCCTCGCCGTTTCGTGCTCGATTTCTTCGACCATATGCCGCTTCACGCGGACTGGTGGCGCGAAGCCCAGTCCCGGCTGCACTGGCGGCCAATCTTGACGCTCAATCGAGGCCTGGGCGATCTCGCGCTCGCCGAGCCGGTAGTGCTGCGATCGGCCAACCAGTGGGTGCTTGGGCACTGGTATGAGGACGGCTGGATCAAGGTCACCGAGGGCGCCCATTGGAAGCTGGATCATTTCCAACCGTTCCAGTGGGCCGAACCTACTCTGGACGATCATATGCTCCTGGCGCAGGAATAGCGCCGAGGGAGTGGTCGATGTGTAATAGGGCGCGATATCTGGGCGAGCCGGAGACGCTACGCGAGCGGTTCGGCGCAAAGTGGCTGGCCGAGCGGCCGATGGACAATAGGTTCAATCCGCAGGAGCTATATCCGTTCGGACGCGCCTGGGTGATCCGGGAAGACGGACGCGGGCGCGGTGTCGATGTCATGGCCTGGGATGTTCTTTGCGGCATGGCGAAGCGGCCCATGAAGGCCGGCGGGCCGCCGCGCCCGATCGCAATGACGAACGTTCGGCAGCTTGGACTGCCGCAGTGGCGCCGCCTCGCTCAAGATCCTCGCAATCGCTGTCTCGTGCCGCTCACGGAGTTTTGCGAATGGTCGCGCGGGAAAGACCCAGAGAAGGGCATCAAAGGCGAGATGTGGTTTTCGGTCGTCGACCAGCCTATCTTCGCGGTCGCCGGCTTCTGGCAGGCGGTCGGCGACAAGGTCGGCTTTTCGATCGTCACCTGCGATCCAAACGAGCTGGTCGCGCCCATCCATCCGAAGGCAATGATCACGATCCTGCACGAGGACGAATGGGATCGCTGGCTGACCGGATCGTATGAGGATGCCGTCGCGCTGCAGCAGCCCTATCCCGCCGATCTGATGACGGTGCGCGGGCCGGTCTTCCCGACGCGGAAGGCCTGATCAGATATCGATCTGGCGCTTCTGCATCTCCGCCGCCAGAGCGTTTGTTCGGGCCGTGTCGAAGTCACATTCCTCGATGCACTCCCATTCGCGCAGGAGGTCGAGATCCGTCATCTCGGCGAGTGGTTTGGGTTCTTCCATAGGGCCGTAACGCCTGAGGCGTCAGAACGTCCACTTTGGCGAGACGCGCTCCGGCCGCTTGCCGCAGACCGAGCATCGAAGCATCATCCGCGCAGACGGCACCTCGATCGTCTCCCGCCAGGTTGAGACGTCCACGACCGAATGGCGGCCGCAGCTGCACCACACGTCAAGCGAGGTCGCTCCGTTGTCGCGCATGTTCTTGAGGGTCATGCCCATCAGGACCGTTTACGGCGGCAGCACTCGATTCGCACCCAATCTGCTGCGGACAAAAAAATAGGACGCCGCCCGTAGGCGACGCCCTCGCTGTGGCAGAAATCGGTGTGACGGTCAGCGTCTGGACATCCAGTCGAAGCTGTAGCCCCGCTGCCGAACACGCCGCCCCGCCCACTCCACCTCATGGTGGGTGGCAAGAAGCCCCGCCGGGATATCGAAGCTTATCAGATCCTCACGCTCTGGTAGCGGATCGACGGGGTCCATGTAGAACGCGTTCGGCTGGGCGGCCGGCAGATCGGTGAGGATCTGCACGACCGGCTCGGAGTCCGCATCCATGTTCGGCGGGGACGACAGGTGTCCCGCTTGGAGTACCCGCGCCGTCCTCATTGTGGATTTCGCAAGTGCGGCATGAGGCAACCTCTGCTATTTTCCGTTTAAGGGGAATGACCTGACGCTGATTTGCCGTTTCATCGGCCACCAGGTGGCGCGCGACCATGTCTGGAACGACGGGCTCGACCCGCGTACCAATTGCCGCCGGTGCCGAACGTCGCTCATCCGCGACCAGAACGGCTGGCGCCCTTTCGATCGAGAGCTCGATTTCGATATCAACCGAAAGGGCAAGCCGGAGCGTTCGCGCTAGGCGGCGATTGGCTCGACTGTGCCCGTCGCCGCAGCAACGACGCCCTCGACCACCGGAGCGGACAGCGCGCCAGCAACGGGGCCCGCCGCGGCGGTGATCCCCGTTTCAATCGCGGCATCGAGCAGTGCCGGCGCATCGGCCTTCACCTGAGCATAGGCCTTGGCCGCGATCACGGTGAGCACCATGGCATCCGCCTTGATCCCCTTATCGGCCGCGATCTTGGCGAGGTCGGCCACGACGGAGGCGAGCTTTTCGAAACCCGTCAGGGTGCTGGAGAGTAGATCCTCGCACAGCCGCTTGGCGTCGTCGCCGAGCAGCGGAACGAGGACGGCTTCGGACTGAGCGAGCGCGTTGGCGATCGCCTTGTTCCAGGTCGGCGCGATGGCAACGGCGACGATGCCGAGGATATGCCGTACAGCGGACAGGATGGACATCGGGAATGCTCCTTGGGTGGTTGATCGGTTTGTGGAGGTGGCTGGCCCGAGAGGAGCAGCCGCGATTGCCGGCGCCGGATGCGCAGACGTCGTCGCTGCGGCCAGGCCAGCGCCGGAGAGGATCCCGACCATCGTCAGGACATCCACCAGATCGCTCAGGTGGCCGGCCGCCTCGCGGTAACCGAGCGCGGAAAGCAAGATCGGGACGCCCGCCCAGGTAGAGCGCTCGCGGGCACGCCGACCGGCCCAAGCAAGAAGGCGCGCGCCGGCAGCGACCGCCGCAGTGCGAAGATCGGTCATGATCACCTCGTGGAATGGTTGAGATCAGGCGCCGCCGAGACAGATCGCTTGCTCGAGCTTGCGCCGGTTCACTAGACCCCTCGCCTCGCAATAGAGCACGCCCTTGGCATTGGTGCGGCAGCTCCCGCCCTTCACCGGCTTCGGTGCCTTGTAGAGGGTGATGTAGCCAGCAAAGCTGTTGCAGCCCGCCGCCCACTCGCTCTTCTGGAAGTGCGCGCGCATCGGCGACCCGGGCCACCAGCGCGGGGCATTGAAGTGGAAGTCGCCCGATGCCTTGAGCGCGTCGAAATTGTCCTTCAGGGTCGGCGTGTCGGCGAGCACCGCCTTCATGTGACTGGTCATGTCGATCCGGTACCAGGCGCGGCACTGAGCATGGCTCGCGACGAGGCCCGCATGCACCTCGGGCCCAGTGTGCCCGCGGCAGATCGTCCAGATGCCGCCCACGTCCTGGTAGGCGACAAGACGCTCGCCCTCAGCTGTCGCGGTCTGAGGCTCGACGGACACGACCGCGCTGGCGATTAATGCGGCGACGCCGATCACACCGGCGACGGCGGGCGCGCGCGATGATGCGCCCGAGGATTGCTCAGGCATAATGCTGATCCTTGCGATTTTTGCAGTTTGCTGCGGATGCGAACTGACTTACGTTTCGGTGCGGTCTCACCGGGGGAATGGCCATGTTCCGCTTCGTTCAAGACGCATTCGCAACTACGGCGGTGAAGGTGATGGCCCACGAGGAAGCGCTGATAGCGATCCGATCCTATGGCTCAGGCGCCATTGACCATCTTGAAATGCGTAGACGTCGGACGGAATCGAGTGAACGCCGTCAGGTCTACAGGCTCGCCAAAGCCATGGTGCCACGACTGACGCGAAACCCGTAGTTCAGCGCGTCGGCCAGCCCTTCGCGGCCATAGCGCCTTTCATGAAAGCGAGATCTTGGTCGTGCTCGCGGAGTTCCGCGTCCCGCGCCTTGTCATCGTTCTGCATCTGCCCCTGATTGGCGCCAAGGCCGGCGATCGTCTCCCGCACCTGGCCAATTCGGAACGTGTCGTCCTGCTGACCATGCGCCGTCGAATTGATCTGGCTTACATAGGGACCACAGAAGGCCGCGACGACGATGCTGATTGCGGAAAGCATTCCGAAGGCCGCCATGAGAAGGCTGGTCCGCTCCTTCGACTTGCGCTCGGTCTCGTCGCGCATCTCAACCTTTACGGCCTGCGCTCGTTCAGCCGCTCTGCCATCCGTGCTCGACATACCCTCGACGAGCTTGTCGATCTTGCCGCCAATTGCACCGACATCGCCGCGTAGTTCATTGACGGACGTCTCCAACGACGTCTGTCGGTCCTCGATGTGTTGGCGCCATCCTTGATTAAACACCACCAAATACTCCTAGGTGTCCACTCGGATATGAAGAGGGAATGCGGTTCATTCCATCACCGCCTGGCGGATCAGTTCGCCATAGACCGAGTATTCGCGGACGAAGGGATGATTGGTGAAGTTGCCGGCCGAGAGATCGAGCGGATCGGCGCAAATGACCCCGATGTTGTCGTCGTTCGCGACGTAGAAGGTGGGGACGAAAGCGACGCCGCAATAGTCAGCCGCCCGCTCCACAGCGCGGTTGGTGAACTCCCATTGCGCCACGGTGCGACCGCTCAACGCGTTGGGCCGGGTCACGCCCATGACGATGATGCCCGCCGCACCCGCCGACTGGAAGGCTTGGATGATCGCGATCATCTCGTCACGCGTCTGTGTGCGGCCCATACCGTTCTGCCCGAAGCAGATGACGGCGAGGCCATTGACGGCGAGAGCGGTTGCCGCTGCCAGTCGGAGCGGGTGGCCGCCGTTCAGCACGCCATTGCCCTGGTCGGTCGTCTCCGTCGTCGTGGAGGCGATGCCCATATTCTGATAGCTGATTTGGGCGTTGGGATAGCGCTCTTTGAAGCCGGCGATCAGCTCCCAGTTCCAGCCGATCTTGGTATGGACTTGACCCGCACCGTCGTCGGGCATCCCAAGTTGCACCGCCGTGTAAAGGGTGATCCCAGCATTCGTGTCCGGATAACCTGGATAGCTCTGGAAGGGGCCAGCTGTGATCCGATCCCGCTCGGCGCCATTGGCCGTCGCATAGGGCGGAACGTCGCGCTGAACTGCGGTTTCGCTGTCGCCGTAGCCCACCTGATTGAAAGGAGTGCCAGCGCGCAGATAGCCGATGATCTTGCGCAGCGCCTTCTGGTTGAGCCGACGCCGCTCGGCGAGGTCGGCTGCGTATTTGCGGCGGATACCCCCTTCCACATCATGGACATCGATGATGCTTGTGATCGCGCCGCCAACGACACGCGCGTAGCAGAGGGGCAGCTGATTACCGGCATTCGGGACGGGCCGATATTCAATGACGTCCCGATCGCGCGGCGTGCCCTTCAATACACCAATCGTCAGTGCCTCGGGATCGAGATAGACCAGGTCGTATCGTACCTGCGTGTAATTGAAGGAAGCCGAGACGTTTCGCGCGGATCCGATCGCCGGCAGACCGATCGCGCCATGCTCGGTGTTGGCCAGATAGTCTGTGCCAAGCGCCAGGACGGCACTGGTCGATGCATCCTTCACGACGAGGTTGGTGAGGTGCGCCTTCGGCAGATAACCCGAGGCGTTCATCAGGGCGAAGGCCGTCGAAGAGGATCCCCCGAACCCCAAGGCGAGGGTTCCACCCGCGAAATTCGTCGTAACGTTGCTCGCCGACTGCACCGATACGGCATCAAGGGTCGCAGAGCCCGTGAAATTGAGGGGAGAATTGTCGCGGGTCAGGGCACCGGCAGCGGACACCGTGAGGCCAGCAAAGGTTGCCGTCAACGATGTGACCAGATCGCGCACGGATGCGGCTGGTCCGTTCATCGCCGGGATATATTGGATGTCGAATCCGATCTGCAGCTGAACGCCGGCATTGGGACTGCCGTTGTTGCGATCGGTGAAGGTCGATTGGAAACCGGCCGTCGAGCTGCTGTAGTAACCAGAGCCGTAGGCCGCGCCAGACAGGAACGACATGACGCCGCTGGATGGCGAAAAGCCGGGATAGAGGCCCGCAGCGCCCGCGATTGCCAGTGCGACGGTTTGCGCGCCTATCCCGCCGGGCACGAGGATCGTCGTTGTCGAGCCGACGAGCGTGAAATTGGCGCCAGATTTTGAAAATAGGCCGAAGGTGATCGATCCGGCGGTCGCCAGCGTGTTGAACACGCGCAGCTTGCCGATGGCGCCGGAGGTCGCGATCTGATCGGCCAACACATAGGTAACGCCCGAAGCTGCCCCCGCACCCGCAACGAGGGTCGCGGACGCCGGCGCGCCAATCGTCTGCGTCTGGGCCAGCGCAGAATTTAGGTTGGCGACGGACGACTCGACACCCTCAAGGCGCGGTTCGATGATGCCCTGCATGACCCCGTAGGTCAGCTGCATCGTCAGCAGCGCGCTACCGGCTGTCATGGAATAAGTCGTCCCGACGGCGACGCCCGATGAGGTCAGGCCGAGGCTGCTGCCGCCTGCATCGAAAGCGATCTGCGCGCCGCCGGCCGAAGACCAAAGGCCCTGGAACCATCCGGCTTTCACCCTAGCACCGTAGGGCAGAGCTATGCCTGGAAGCAGGGTGTTCGCACCGGCGGCTAGAGTAACCGGGAAGGCGATTGCAGGCGTAAAAGCGGTGCCCCCGGTAACAGGTCCTAGCAGGATCGTTGCCGTACCGCCGACAGACGCCTTAATGGCGATCGAGGTGAGAGGGCCATCAACGGAGACGGCCTGACCAGTGTTTACCCGGATTGACCCCGCGTTCGCCGGCTGGGCGCCGCCAGTCATAGGGTTACCGATGGTGGTGGCGAGATAGGCGGCAGTGCCAAGCTTGTCGGTCGCCTGATAGGCTTGAGCCGTTGCTCCGGACAGCAACGAACTTACAGCCGATGCCAAATACGTGCTGAACTGCTGACCGCCGAACATGACGGCGGTCAGCACGCCGCCAAGGTTTTGCCACGCGAGCGACTGCGTGGCATCGCTCGACGGTGCTGAAAAGTACCGACCATTGGCGATCACACTGACAGTTGCGGTCGGGGTCGTTGCACCAGTGAGACCAGGAACCGTCGGCATCACAAGGGTCGGCGCGGAGCCGTTCGCGCTGATTCCCCGCGTGTCGATGACAGGGATTGCCTTGCCGTCTGATCCGACAAAGATATGCCACGTGAAGCCTGGGAACCCGGAAACGGCACCAGCATAAGTACCAGGCGTGCCACCGGTGCCACCGCCGCCAGCGAGCGCACTCACCTCATAGGGTAGCGCGCCGCCAGCTGTGACGGACGTCGAGAGGGCGTTCTGAAAAGCTGCCGCAGCGATCGCCTGCGATGCGGCTGGCACCGCCTGGCTGGACGCAAGGATGGCTGCCGATACCTGTGCATCGAGGCCCGACAAATCGTAAAGCTGCAAGCTTTCGATCAACGGGAGACTATAAGCGCCATCAGCGCTGGTAATCGTGCAATCATATGCGCCATTCGGGGCCGCAAACCCGATCGCCCCGACCGCATCAGCCTGGAACGGGTTGGAAAGCGAGCTTCCGTCGGCGTTGCGCAACGTCGCGAGGGTGGACGTGCCAGAAAGGTATACCGTCGCCCACGCACGCGGGAGCACCGCCCCGGTGTCGGCCCGGGCGGCGACGAACTGGACGAATTGCATAAGCGTCTCCGCTAATAGGCCGTGTTTTGGCTTCTCGGCAGGCCGGAATATCCGCCGCCACCGCCGCCGCCTGCCCCCCCGCCCGAGGGCGTCGATCCGCCGCCGGTGCTCACGTGGAAGGTGATCTCGGACGAGAGGTTCAGAAACGCAGGGTCGGCTGACCACCCGTCAAACGCCGCGATGCGGCCATAATATGTGCCCGATGCGAGGCCGTAGAGTGGGATTGACGGAATGCCACAAGTGACGACGTAGCCTGCCGTGCTGGGATCGAATCCCGACGTGGAGGAATAGAACAGCGCGTAGCCGGCTAAGTCCGTGTCCGCGCTAGCGTCGCAGGTTGCCGTGACCGTGGTCGTCGCATCCGGGATCGCGGGCGTTGTCACCGCGTCGGGTGCATTGTTGGTGACCGTCAGCCAAGCCGAGGGCGAAGCGTCCCCGGCCGCATTGGAGGCGATCACCTCGATTGCATAGGCACGGCGGACGCCATCCTGCGCGGCGAGCGACGAGGTGTACGAGGCGCTGGGCGTCGTCGTGACGATCTCGCGCAAGAGCGTCGTCTCGTCCGTGTCAAAGAATCGGAACTTGTAGTTTTCCGCGCGCGCCGACGGATCACAGACCACGGCAAGCGTTGATCCGTTCCACGCGTGTGCGAGCGCGAGGCCCGTCACCTCATCAGGCAAAGCGGTCGCCGGCACCAAGCTGACCGTGTAGGCCGTGGCGGTCGAAAGATCCTCGGTCGCCCTCCCGTAGATGTTGAACGAAGGCAGTTTCACGTAGATCGTCGAGCCGACGTTCAGACCGGTATAGTCGAACTTGAAGATCGCATCGTCGAGGCGCACGAAGCGGTCACCGACGGCGTGCGCGCCGATGATGGTCCCGTACAGCCCACGGCGCAGCGGGCTCAGGTCATAGGTGTTTGCGCCAGTGAGGTCGGCATCCTGGTAGGCGACAAGCTCATCACCGACCAAACTGAGTGTCGCCGCGGCATTCATCTCGGCCACGGTGCCGCCCAGCAGCGCCCCTACCGATGCCGATAGGTCGATCGAGAGCGTATTCGTGCTGTCAGGATCGGCGTGGCTCGGAAGTGAGGCTGTCAACACGCCGTAGCGGGCTGGACCGTTGACCGTGCCGATCATCGAATAGCTGTCGCCGTCGACGCTGACCCAGACTTCGCAGCCGCCCCACGTCGGCGACGTCGAGGCGACAGCGCACCAGACTTCCGGGTTGGTCCCTGTCATGGACGACGGCGCATTGATCAGAAAGGGCGACGAGACCGAGCCTGGCGCCACATCCGTGTTGCCCTGGTAGCCACCGCTGCTGTGGGCGGCGTAGAGCGCTGCGGACGATGTTCCGACGATCACCTCCTCGGCCGTGAAGGTGAGGAGGCCATCTTCGTCTTCGTCGATCTCAAGGATGCGGACCAGCTGGCGGTTCAGTTTCAGCTGGTCGCTGCGCGTGGTCAGCGTGACCAGATCGGTCGGCTCCAGCAAAACGAAATCCCAAGGAAGGCGGAAAACAAACTGGCGGCGGATGTAGAGCGTCCGCTGGCAGAGCAATTGAGAGGCGATCGCAGCCACCGAAGCGTCGCAGATGCTGTGCCAGCTCGTCGGATCCTGCACCCGCCGGCCGTAGGTGATGATGTTGTCGAGATCGGACGAAGGCTGGATCGCCGTGTTGTACTGGTTCGCCCGGTCTAGAAATTCGACCTGGACCACGTTGTAGGCGTTGGTCTGGTCCATGATGTTGAGGGTGACCGGCGGTTCGCCTTCCTCGGGCGAGAAGTCGTCCTCATCGAGATCATAGATCGGCGTCAGGTTCGGCGTCCACGTGATACCGTTGCCGGTGACTGGACCGTCGCCTCGCGGCCTGATCTTCAGCACACCCTCCGACCAGAATGGATCGGAATTCGAAGCGTCGGTGATCTCGGTGAGGAAGTCGGACGCGGTACGCTGGCTGTCGAGGATCGGCGACAGCAGTAGGTTGGAGGCCCGGCAATAGAGCGAGTAATCGCTCAGATCGGCCAGCAGCGACGACGACCAGCCGGGAATGCCGAGCGTGGGGTTCGTCAGGAAATCGGTGACAATGTCTTTCGGATCGGCGTCGTCCAAGCCGGCCATTTTGACGGGGAAAACGATCTCGAACCCGTGGTTCGCGATGCTGCCACTATCGCCAAGATCGTAGTCCGCCGCATAGGCGTAGGTCAGCCCTGAGTAGGACAGCGCCTGCGACGGGAACTTGGAGGTCAGGTAGCCCCAGACCGGCTGGTCGACCGCGCCCGTCGCGAGGCTCAGGCCGGCCTGCGCGATCGCCGACGTCGAGCCGTTGGTGAACACGGCCTGGTCCTTGTAGACCGTGCGGATGCTGGTGATCTGGCCGTCGGCGATGAACAGGATGAGGCTGGCGGTATAGGTGTAGGTCGTGTTCTTCGACTTGCCGCCGAGCCCCTTCCCCGACTTGGTCGTCGTCGTGTGCGGGATCGCGGTGAAGGCCCCGGTCCAGCCCAGGTTGCAGCTTCCGCGCGCGGTCCCCCATCCTCGCGGGACGACCGATCCCAAGACGGAGGACTGGATCGAGATACCATCGAGCTTGGTCGCGGTCGTGGATGTCGTTTTGCCGCCCATCCACGCCTCCGGAGATCAGTCGAAAAGCGTGAAGAACTTCACAGGGCGGCTTGCGAGATCGACGTCACGATCGAGGTCGGCCCGGACGACGCCCCCGCCACGGATCACCGCGTGCAGGACCACCGGCAGATCGATGATGATTGCCCCATGGCTGTAGCAGCGGCCAAATTTCCAGATGGCGAAATCGCCCGGCAGGACGTGGTCGCGGTCGATCTCGCGCCCATATTCCCGGACAATCTGCAGGAACCGCTCCTCGTCGCGGTGCATCATCCAGTCGGATGCATAGGCCGGATTGATCGCCGGGATCATGCCGACTGCGGCAAAAGTCGCGATCGGCAACTGGGCGCAGTCGACCCCCACCCCCTTCACGCGCCCGCGCGGATGATATGGCGTTCCCTCCCAGCTGAGCGCCTCAGCAACGACGTCGGCGCGCGCAACCATCAGAGCGTCGTCTGCGGAATCGGCACGAACGGCGTGGCCTTGAGGTGACCGAGATTGTTGAACCGGTCATGGCAGGTCGCCATCGTCAGATCGCAGCCCTGATAGGCGCGGAACGTGTCGCCGGCTGCCGGGACGGCCGGAAGCGGTTCGATCAGCGCAACGCCCCCCGCGCCGTCGAAGGTCTTCACCGACCGCGACACGCCTGCATTGGCGCCCGTCAGGAAGGCGATCCGGCCCTGGCTATAGATGCCGGCACCTCCGCCCAAATTCGACCCGAAACCTAGCGCGCTGCCTCCGGACGCGATGATGCCGGTGGCAGCGAAATCTTCCGGATCGAGCCCGCAGCCGGCGTCATAGACGCTGTGCAGGCACGGGACCTGATAAAGTTCGGTCGGGACGTTGATGTTGAGCAGGATCAGATGCGATGACACCGTGATCTCTGCGTGCGTCCCGACGATGTTCCCGATCGAGGTCACGCGGCCTGAGAAGCGGATGACCGTGCCAGTGGTCGGATCCGCCCAGGTCGGCTTGAATGCGCGCTCCAGCCTCACCAACGCGCCATCCAGCCCGCGATTGGCGATGAACTGGATGATCGGAGTGTCATTGATCAGATCGTCGTCGCCAGCGTCGAGGTTCACGACCATCGTGGCGACCTCGAAGCCGACCTTCTCGCTGATGGCGCTACGGTCGATCGCCGGGCCCAGAGCGAAGGTCTGGCCATACGCGGTGACGGCTCGGTCTGCGCTGGTCCAGCGGATGACCGTTCCGCCGTTGAGGGTGATCGTCCAGATATCGGCCCAGACGTAGTTTCCGGTCGCCAGGAGCGCGCGGAGCTGAGGTGTCGAAGCTTTCACGGCTTGATGCTCAGAAGTTCGACGCCCTGGCTGGTCCAGCCATTGGCTAGGATTTGGGCGGTATCGAGCGTGTCCGCCGTGAAGCGAACTCGGAACATGAATTGCCCCGACCATGTGATGCTGACGCCCGCTGCGGGCGCTGTTTCGAAGGTCACCTTGCCCAAAGCGCCGAGCGTGAAGGCGGTCGTCGCGACGCCGTTGACAAGAATCGCAGGCATGCCGCTGATCGAGAACACTGGCTCCGAAAAGCTGATATCCCCCGAGCCCATGGTTCGCGAGAGCTGGAACGTCGTCGTCGCGCCGTCGCCGACACCGAAGGGGGCGTTGGCCGCCTGAAAGTCCGTCGCATCGCGCAGAGAGAATTCGCCAGCCTGCGCCGCATGGCTGTTGAAGAAAGCCCAGAGCTTCTGCACCTCCGGGCTATCCGCCTGGGCCCGCAGAACCTCGTACGGTATTTTAAACTGCCAGCGTGGATAGCTCCACAGCTGGAGCCGGCGCTCGCGGCCCGACGATGCCGTCGCGATCTTGGTGGACCATACCGGCGTCTTCAGCGCGAAGAAGCCCGCCGCCAGCGCGTCCGGATAGACGCTCGGATCATCGACCGCATCGACGGTGGCGAGCGTCCAGCGCGCCGGCAGGAAGGGCTGCACCATGCATACCTCCCGGACACGCGGACGGATCGCGCCTCAGGCGCTCAGAGCTGGACCTATGGGAGATCGCGGGCGCATTGCGCGACGCTATGGATTCGGTACTGGTTTTGCCGGTTTAGGGCAAGCGGCCTATTCAGCCGACACCCGTTGCCGTTCCTTTTCCAATATTGTGTTATCCGGTCGCTGCAGCCGATCCGTGAAATAATAAAGACCGATTAGCGTCGATATGAACATATGGGTCAGCCAAAATCCATATGGCAGCAGAAAAGCTGCAGAGATGGGCGACCGCCAGGCTGGCGCGACAAGTGGCTTGAGGCCCGGCGCTATTAGCATGGCAACCATGCCGATTGCGTAGAGACTGAAAGCAGAGAATGCCAAGTATCCGAAGAGCAGGCAAAGGAAGCGCTTCCGGCTCAGAGGGCCATCGATGCCCCGCAATGTGGCAGCTGGCCATCCAGCGAGCGGGGCTTTCAGCACGGGGCTGTCTGAGGTGCTGAGCAGCGTCAGTGCGGCAACGAAGAATCCCCCGAGGATGGCAAAAAGGCTCTGGAGGTTATGCAGGAACCCTTCGGAGCCGAAAATTGAAGCATGGCCAGGCCAGACGATCAGTAGGCCGGTGAGCGACAAGGCTCCCGCCGATGGAATGACCAGATCGTACCGTCGCTTCATAGGCTGCTTCACGCGCAGATATATGAGCGGCGCGAGCAACGTTGCCACAAGCATCTCCGATTCTGCATACCCTTCTACGCGAAAATCGAAATCATAGCGCTAAGCAAATCAGGCCGAATTGTCGGATCGCATTCAGTGAGCGCCCGGGTGACACGAACGGTCTCTCGCTTGACGTAGAGCGCTTCGCCAATGTCGCGCAATGCCGTCGGAAGCAGCGCGCTTTCGAGGCGCTTGTCCGCCCCTTCGCGCCATCTCACGCGCATATGGTCGTAACCAGCGCGAGCGGCGATGCCCTGGAGCCGCTCAAGCGCTGCCCGCATAGCCTCGCCGGGTTGGGGGGTTATCTTAACGGTCAGATGGCGGCTCTTGACCTTCACGCCCGGCGCCTCGTCCATCCCCGTCTGAACGAGCCGCGTGTCGATCAACTCGACTGGACTGAACTGACCACCACCCAAGGCTCGATCAAATTGCTCCGACTTTCGACCCGAAAGAAAGGAGTATGGCCTGGCCTTTATATCGTTTTTCGCGCCCTCACGCCGAAAGTGGAGTCCTTTCTCTTCCGCGATGGCGGCGAACTCGCTGTTGAGCAGGCGCTCCAAGATCGTTCGGCCTACACTCGGAACCTCTTCGATAAGAGCCCCATATCGAGTTGGCCGATCGTCGTATGGCTGAAGTCGAAACAAAATGTGTGCAGAATAGCCCTTGGCCTCACCGTCTCCCCGTGCAATCGGGCGAACGCCGCCGGTGGCGAAATTAACAAACGCCGGATCCGCACCCCGACGATCACCGAAAGTAACCACTAACGCAAGAGCGGGGCTGCCATCCTTCAGAACTTCACGCTTTGCGTCAGAAACGCGCGCTATCTTTTGAACTTTATCGACAAGCTTAAACGCTAAGCCAGCTTTACTGCGAGCAATAATGTCGTCAGCGAACCGGGCAAATTCCATCAAACCGCCATCCCGCGGCGATGTGAGCACCTCGAAGTCGTAGAACAAACACGACCTGTCGAACTGATCAAGCAAGAACGCCTCCCCTGTTAGAGAGGTGCTATCGTTTCTTGATTGCCCTGTCGAATCTATAGATGAAGCGTCAGCTCTACGGCCTCACCTTCACCTGTCCGGCTCCGATAATCCCGAACGCAGACGCCGTAGGCGCAGCGACCGCCGCGATCATGTCGGCAGGCGCCATCGCCTTGATCGGGATGCCGTTGACGCTTTCGATCACCTCGCCGGGCCTGAGACCAGCCATCTCGGCGATCGATCCGGGCTCGACCGTCGCGATCATCGCTCCATAGGGCGTTGGCTGGAAGCGGATGCCGAGCGGGCCGGGCGCGGGCACGGCCGTCGAAGCGACGGCTGACGGCGCCGGCGACAAGGTCCCCTGCTTGACGAGACCAGGGCATGTGGCCGAGGCCGCCGATACCTGATCGGCATTCCCGATATCGAGGCTGACCAGTTGGCCATCGCGCAGCATGATCAGGAACCACTGGTCGCCGGTGTAGCCGCCCATCCGGTTCCGAGCGTTGACGAAGCCACACGTGTAGAAGCCATACTGGGTCTTGCTGAATAGCGGCTTCAGCGAACCACCCACGAAATTGTAGGGCCAGCGGATCTTCGCTGAGTCGGGGTCCACCAGCGAGGCTTTGATCGCGGCTTCGCCTGCGGCAACGGCCTGATCGAACGACGGCGCGGGGCCGATTTGGTCAGCCGTCGGCGGCGCCGACGCTCCCAGCAGCGCCAAAGCCCCAACGATCATAAATCCGCGCACAAATGCCTCCCCTGCCCCGCGGCGAACCTACAGCGCGGGCGCTGGCTGTCTAGAGACCGTTGCGGCCAGACGGACTGCTCAGGAATTTCGTGAAGGCGCCTTCCCGGTGCGCCTGACGCCAAGCCTTCGCGAAGATGCTGCGTTTGGCCATGATATCGGCATCCGTGAGGCGTCCGCTGTGGTCGTGATAGTGGAAGTCGCCACCGGGGCCGGCGATCGCACTCGGCATGTTTGCTGTCGCGGGCAGACCGCCGCCTGTCAGCATCGAGCGCAAAGGCGTCGCAAGGTTCGCCGGGAGCACCATCTCCTCCTTGTGAAGCTCGGTGATCGCGCCATCGAACGGAACCTCGCCCCAGCCGCGCGAGGCCGAAGCCATCGGCGCGAACGACATTGCGCCGGCCATGGCGGTCGCAGCAGCCGCCGGCGCAAGTTCGGGCCCGACGATCGGGATCGCCGCCGTCGCGGCATAAGCGGCCGACGCGGCAACTGCTGCGTTCGACGTGACGGACGCGATGCCGTCGGCCGATTGGGTCGTTCGCTTGAGGAGGAGCGCGGCGAGCTGCTGCTCGACCCATTTCTCGATGATCTTCTCCAGCGCCGAGGCGACGACGTCGACCATGCCCGTATAGAGGCCGCGCACGGTCGTCATGAAACCCTGCTGCAGGGTCAACATCTTCGAGATTTGCTGGCCCCAGACGCTGCCGGTCTGGGTGATCGCGTTCCTCTCGATCATCGTCCGCTGCAGGGCTGACTGCTGATCGATCTGTGTCAGGCGCTGCTGATGCTGGCGTTCGAGGTCCTGGATCTGGTCGCAGACCTGCCGAAATTTGAGGGGATCGTGGAGCGGATCGACAAGGCTCTTCTGCTGCAGGAGAGCCTGCTCCTGGATCTGGAATCGCTGGGCCTCGAACAGGCGCTCCTGCTGGAGCATTTGCGCGTCCGTCTCGACACCCATCTGCACCCGGAACTTGGCGGCGCTCTCCTGGGCCGCGATACCGTCGTTCGCGATCCTATTGATCTCGTCCGACGTTTCCTTCGCCAGTGCGATCCGCTGGGACGAGACGCGCTCGGCGATCGCCGCAATCTGGGCCTGCGCCTGCGCGTATTCGGTGCTTTCGGCACCGTACTTCTGCTTGATGAAATCCGCCTCCTTCGTGGCGATATCCATCTGCTGATCGGCATTGTTCTTGTACGCCGCGAGCTGCCCCTTGAAGCCGTCGACGACCTTCTCGATGTCCTGTTTGACGAGCTCCCCGTGCGCCTGGAGGTAATTCTGCTCGATCGCGAGGCGGTCCTTGACCGTCAGATCCTGCCGGCTCAGCGCGTCCTTCCAGAATTCCGCCTCGCTCGCGAGGCTGTACTGCTGGGCGCCGTCCTGGGCGTCCTGCTCCATCGACCACGCGAGCTTCTTTTCGGTCAGTTCCTCTTGGAGACGCTGGACCAGATCGTCCTTCGGCTTCTTCTCCTTTGGCTCGGCACCGAGCTTCGGATTGAAGTCGCCGCCGGCGCCCTCCCCTTCCTTGATGCCGCCCTCACCGGCCGGCAACGCTTCGCCATGCATCGCCGCCGAGATGGCCGCCCCAGCCTCCGACATCGCGTTCTGGATGCGCTTGGCGGCGTCCTCGACATCCTTCGCCATCCGATCGCAGCCGACCTTCCAGTCGTTGTCGATCTTATCCCATTGGAGCGTCAAAGCGTCATGGGCGGCGTTCGCGAACATGCGGACATAGTCGATCAGCACCATCAGCGAGCCACGGATGATCTCGCACGCGACGATGACCGCGTCCTTCAGGACCGTGATCGTGTCCTTGAAAATGTTCAGCGCGACGTCGCCGCGCGTGACTGATCCGGGGATCGTGACGCCAAAAAGATCGGCGACCGTGCTGGCGATCTCGCCCAGCACCTCGGAGACGACGCTCCAGAGTTCGGAAAAGATCGCCGCTAAGCCGTTAATGACGGCGCCGACCTCCTCGACGGTGATCTTGATGACCTCAAACACCGTGGCGACGATGCCGCCCTCGTTGTAGCTCTCGATCATCGCGGCGATTAGGCCGTCGATGCTGTCGACGATCTCCTTCAGCGTCGGCGCAAAGGCATCGCCGAGGATGTTGGTCAGCCCCTGCCAGGCGAGCTTGCCCTCGTTGATGCTTTCAGCGAGCGCCGCGCCCCTTTCCTGCGCCGACGCCGACACCTCGGTCTGCGCGACGTCATATTCCTTTGCCTTCGCCGCGATTTGCTCGAGCCCCTCGGACCCCATGTTGAGGACCGGGATCAGCTGCGCGCCGGACCGGCCGAGCAACTCCATGGCAAGCGCGACCTTCTTCGGGCCGTCATCCATCTCCTTGAATTTGTCGGCGATGGTCATCAGACGCTGCCACTGCGTCGAGCCGTCGTTCGCCGCGATGCCGACCGCCTTGAAGGCCGTGGCGACAGCCGAGTTGCCCTCTGCCGCCTGAACGGCGTTCTTATCCAGTACCTGCATGCCCCGGGTGATCGTGTCGAGGCTGATCCCCGTCGTGATCGCGACGGCGTTCAGCTGCTGGATCTGGGTCGTCGTCATGCCGAAGGTCTGTGCCAGATGTTCGACATGCTCGGCCGCCTCGGCGAATTCCTTCGCCCAATCGGCAATTTCCTCGATCGCGAAGGCCGCGATGAACACCTCGGCAAACTCGGCCGCGGCGGCCTTCATCCCCTCGATGCCCTCCGCACCCTCCTTGGCCATGAGCGCCAATTCCTTGAGAGAGAGAGCCTCCTGCTCCGTCTCCTCCTCAAGGATCTTCATCTCCTCGGCCATCTCGGCGACTTCCGCCGTGCTGGTCGCCATCGATTCCTTGATCGTGGCTGCCAGTTCGGCGAACTGCGCGTTCAGCTGCTGGAGATAGGGCGCGAGGCCGCTCAGATCCTCTTTGGCGGTGTCGACGCCAGGCTGGACGCCAGTGGCATCGGCCGTGATTTTGACCTTTGCCTCGTTGTCGTCAGCCATCGACACCTCCTGGGAAATTGCCGGCCGCCATGGCTTCAAGGATCACGCGGGAAGCCTCGGCGGTGTCCCCGCCAGGAACCACGCGCGCGAGCGCGGCCAACTGCTCGATCGTCGGCGCGCCAGCGGGGACGGCCGCCTCCTCGGAGGGCCGTTCCTCTGCTGGGCGACGCAGATCGTTGCCAAGCGCTGCCGCGATGATCGCGACCGCTATGTGTGTGGGAGGACCGTGATCGGCCCAATGCTCGCGAATGCCAGCGACATCGAAGAGGTCCCAATCCTCCTCGATGCGCCGGATCGAGCCGCCCTCTACTCCGGCTGCGACGAGCTCATAGATGAGGGCGCGGAGCTGCTGTTCGAGGCCGCCTCGGCTTCCGCCTGCGCCGAGGGGGCCGGAGCTTCCCCCGATTTCAGGCCGGAATTGCCAAGCACCGCCTTCATGACGCTGGTGAGCGCCGTGTAGGCCTCCACGGTGTTGTCGACATCCTCGAGCATCGCGTCGAGCGTGACCGATGGATCAATCTTCGACACGCCGATATGGAGCACCGCGACCGTGTCGGAGATGCCCTCGAAAAGCTCGACCATCGTTCGGGTCTCGCCGGGCTTGCTGACCGGCACGCCCTGGCTGACCAAGGCCGCCTCGCGCTTGCCGATCGCCTCTTCGCGCGACTTTTGCGCGTCGATAAAGGGCGCCGCCTTAATCATGCTGCCGAGCTTGTAGCGCGGGAGATCGAATGAGCGATCGAGGATGTTGAGGGTTGCCATCGGCCTTACTCCGCCGTTCCCCAGGTGCCGAGCCGGCCGAGGCTGTCGCAGATCGCGGAGCCGTCGAGTTCGGGGATCATGAAATCGTCCTGCTTGGACGCGAGCGACAGCTTGCTGGACGCGCAGCTGAAGAGGCTGAGCGACAGGCCCTTCTGGGCATAGCTGTGGAAGAGGTCGAGCCGGAAGACCGGCGGCTGGTCCATGTTCACGTTCATGATCGTCGACTTCTGGGCGACGGTCGAGGTGGCCGTGTACTGGAACGAGATGAACACCGTCGCGCCCTGGTCGGCCGCGGCAAAGGTGTAGACGCCGTTCGCGACCGTGTACTGGCCGGCAGCCGGGCTCGCGGCGACGCACACGAAGGGAACGCCCGTGATCGAGCGGACGCCGAGATCGTTGATCCAGGTGCCGGTGCCGGGAATGGTCGGCGTGATGGTGTAGGGCGTCGACGCCGGGATCGCAGTGCCGGTCTCATCCAGATAGTCGGCGAACAGGCCGGCGGAGACCGCCTGCCCGAAGAACAGCTGCGCGATAGCGCGACCGCTGACTTGAGCAAACTTCGACTTCCAGTCGACCTTGCCCTTGCCGCGACCGCGCGCGACCGCGAAGTTCTTGCGGCCATAGAGGAGCTTCTCGTCGAAGCTGATGTCGACCGAGATGTCCTGCATGACGCCGCACAGGATCGGCGTCGGGTTGGCGATCGAGGCGCCATAGGCGTCGGTCAGCGGGGTGCCCCAAACGGCACCGGCACCGAAAACGTGCTGCATGTTGGTTACTCCAGGAGAACCGGCCAGCGCCGGGGGTCAGGGAAAAAATCAGACGGCGAGCATCCGGACCGGGATAATCGCGACCTCGTCTGGGCCGAGCGTGCCCTCGGATGTTTCGATGGTACCCTCGATGCGGGCCCACTGGACGAGGCCGCCGAGGCGTTGCGGTGTTCCGGCCGGCGACTGCACAAGCTTACGCTCGATCGTGTCTTTGATCGGGTTCAGAATCTCGCCCGGCGACCGAACGCCATCGGTCGTGACATAGACGTAGATCAAGCCCTCAAGCTGCCATCGGGTCGGCAGGCCATTCGCAGCCCACGCCAAGGGCGCTTCCTTGCCTTGGGCGAGGAAGAGTGATGGTCGCTCTTCGGGCGGAACGTCGCTCCAATGCTTCAGGATGCGCGCCGTCGCCTTGTCGTTCCGAAACGTTGCGTCATCCCAGATCAACTCGAACAGCGCCGCCCAAATCGGCTCCCGAGTGATCATTTCACAGCCCTCGCGAGTGCGGCGTCGATTTCGGTCTGGATGACGCCGGACGCCTGCAGGTCGGCCAGCGCGGTGCGGAGGAAGCTGTGAGCCGGATAATCGACCTTCCGGCTATGCTGCTGGACGGTCACCTGACGCGGCGCGATCGGGATGCCGAACGCCTGCTTGATCTCGCGCAGATGCTCGCGGACCGTCTCGGTGCCCTTGAAGCCATATTCCTGGCGCGGCGCGTAAACGACCGGGGTCGACACGACGCCGCTCACGCTGGTGGTCGATTCTTCGATAGCGTCCGTGATCGAGCGCCGGAGCCTGCCGGTCCTGACCTTCAGGACTTGGCCGGAGAGCTTGTCCTGCTGGACAGCGCGAACAAGCTTCAGCGCCGAGCGGCCAATGCCGATCTTGAGCTCCGATCGAACCCGATCCGGCAGGGCGTCGAGCTTGGCAACGGCGCGATCGCCATTGACCAGTTCGAGATTGATCACAGCGCGGCGACCCGTTGATAGTTGGAGATCGTCAGCTTGACCCAATCCGGCATCGCCTTCTGGACCAGCGAGACAGATTCGCCTGCTAGCACCTTCGAAGACCACTCCAGCTTGTCGCGCAGGCGATACCGCAGGGTGACGATCTCGTTGACCGCAGCGACGACATCCGCCGGCGGTTCGGCAAAGCCAGCGGTGAACTGGATGTGGATGTTCGACACGCCGCGCGTGAACATGTGGCCGACCAGCGCGACCTGCTCGTCATCGAAGTAATAGCCGGGCGTACCCCACGATTGCTGCAGCGAGATTGCGCGACCATCGATCTCGAGCAAGGCGACCGCGGTGATCGGGTATTGCGGCAGCTGAAGCGCGAAGGTGCCACGGCCCGACCGACGGATATCATAGTCGTTCGACGTGATGTCGCGGTTCGCCTGACCTCGAAAGAATGCCGAGAATGCGGTGATCATCTCGGAAAGCATGGGATCGGTTGCGCTGGTAGCGATGGTCGCATACGCCTTCACGGCGTCGAGGGTCGTAAGGTCCACCAGCGGCATCGATCAGGCCTCGTCGGTCTGGAGCGGCTTCGAAGGCAGGTCGATCGGCGCGGTGACCGGCTTCACCGGGTCGGGCTTGCCAGGCGCAGCAACGGCCGGCGCGGGCCTGAAGCCCTGATGCACCAGCTGGGCCCGATCTCCGTCACCGAGGTCGTCCGGCGTCTCGGCGACGCCTTCGACGACAGTGATCAGCCCCAGGCTGAGCGTGATGGCCGAGGTGTCGGCCGGCGCCGTCCACCGCATTTCAGGCGTCCACCTGGAAGCCGTGGGCCGTCATGGTCTCGACCATGTCGCTCGGCACGAGGAGCTTCCCGTCAATCTCTTCGAAGAGGTCGCAGGCGCCACCATCGGGATGGGTCATCGGAACGAGGCCGCCGAACACATCGGCGTCATCATTCTCGACCATCTCGGCCTCCTGGGCGGGCGCGACATAGCCGCGCTTCGCGAGTTCGGCGCTGAGCAGCACGTCGCGATCGGCGTCGACGAGGTCGTTCCAGGCATCTTCGGCCATGCCGGACGCTTCGAACGCAGCGGACACGATAGTGCCCAACTGCACGGTCTCTCGGCCGATCTCGAAGGTCGCCGGCAGCACGCTCGATCCGTAAAGGATCAGCTGGCGCGGCTCGACGGGAATCTCAGGCTCGATCGTCGGCGTTGGAGTCTCCGCAGACGCGACAGGCGTGGTTGCTACCACCGCCGACTCCGGAGCGGACTGCTCGGCATTATCGGCCGGCACCGCGAACGGATCATCATTCTCGACCATCTCGGCCTCCTGAAAAGGAGACGGCGCCAGTCATGGGACCAGCGCCGCCAGTTTGCACGCGCAAGGGAGAGGACGCGTGGATCAGATGGTCGGGGCGATGTTGTTGATGACGCCCAGGCAGAACGGGGCGTAGACCGCCGGCGCCTCCTGGCAGTACGTGCCGTAGAACTGGCGGCGCGACGTGCGCGGCCATTTCTCGACATAATAGTCCTGCCGGATCAGCATCTCCGCGACCGTCGGCGTCTCGTTGGACATATAGGTCGCTGGTAGCACCTCGGCGTATCCGAAGATCGTACCGGGGGCCATGTTGGGGTGGATGATGATCGGGATGAAGCGACCACCGTCCGCCGTGTAGGGGTTGAAATACCAGCCTACGACGGAGCCTGCGGTTACCTTCACCGGAGCGGGTTCGCCGTCCGTGGTGTTGGTGTTTACGCGAAGCAGCGGCGAGGAGCCGGCGGTGAGCACCAGCTTGGTCAGCGAGGTCAGTTCCTGCGCCGAGACGTAGATCTTCGTCACGCCGACCCGATACTGGTCCCACATGGCCCGCAGCATGTTGCGGATTTCCAGCACCTCGCCGTTACCGACGGCAGTGAGCTGGGTGCCGACGCCAGCGGTGCCGGCGGACAGCGTGTTGATGTAGGCGACGCCGTTGTTCTTGAAGGCCTGAGTAAGCAGGCCGTCGAACGCCTTGGACTCGGTGGAAAAGTCCGCGGTGATCGCAGTCGCCGCCTGACGCGAACCAGTGAGCGGCGCCTGGAACACGGCCGAGTTGATCGTGGTGATCGCCTGCAGCGTCTCGTTGCCGGCCGTGCCGACGTACCAGGCGTAGCCCGCCGCGCCGTTGATGTACGGCACGGTCGCCGACAGCGCCTGACCCAGGGTGATCGCCTGGGTCGCCGAGGCCGACTTGTTCGAGCAGCCGCCATTGATCGTGTAGGCACCCTGACCGTCATTGGAGGTCACGGACACCTGCGTCACGACGCCGTTGGCGAGGGACGCTTGCAGGAGGCCGATATGCGTCAGTGCGACGACGATGACCGAGTAGGTCGCCGACGGCAGCGTGGCGTTGGCGACGGTCGCCGCGGCAAGGGTGGCCGCCGTCGGGGTGCCGAGCGCGACGCTGGCATTGCCGTGGAGGATCGAAACCTCCTCGACCTGCATCAGCTTGTAGAGGCTGCGCATCTGGACCAGCGCTTCCTCGTCCTCGAAACCGTCGGCCGCGAACTTGGCTTCGTCCGTCAGATCGTCCTCGGTGCCCATCGAGGCGTAGGACTGGCTGGCGTTGCTCATCGAATAGGTGATGGAGGCGGCGCGGCGACCTTCGGGCACCCAAGCCATCAGATTCGGCGAGTTGAAGAGGCCGTTGATCGACTTCCAGTGCGCCGCATCGCCCGGGTGAGCACGCTTGGTGCGCTTGAGGCTGTTGCGGATCGGCGTGATGGTCGGCGAAAACAGCAGCGACGGCGCGCGGAGATCGTAATAGGTTGCGCCGGTCGCAAGCGTGACCGACTTCTCCATCGTCGATTCGATGCTCTTGGCGAGGTCCTCGCTGGGAGCCTTCATCGCAGCCTTGGTGAAATCGAGGACGCTCTGGGCGCGCTCGGCCGACATGCCATAGCGGAGTTCGTGGCCGGACGCCGACTTGACGGTGAGGAAGTCATCGCCGCCGTTCGCCATTTTGGCGAGCTCGAACGCGGCGCTCGAGACGATCATGTTCATGGGGAGGTCTCCAAAGAATAAGCCGCCCGGTCTGCGGACGGCTCGGAGCTGTGCGTTGTCGTTGCCCAGGCGACGGCGAGAGGCGGACCGGCCGAAGCCGGGATCTGGTTATCGGATGGTGTTGGCGGTCCGGCGCGCTTCGCGAACGAGAGCGTCGCCGGTGAGCGGGGCGGGCTTGTCATCAACGAGCGGGCCGCCTTCCTCGCCCTTTTCCAGGGTGCGGAGCACGCCCTTCGGGGGCATCGGCTGCGCCTTGAGCGTCTCGATCTCGCCGAGAGCCTTGGCCAGTTCGCCGCGGTCCTTTTCGCGATCAGCCATCACAGTTTCGAGCGTCGCAGCGAGCGCCTCGACTTTCGGGATGGCTGCGTCGAAGGCTTTGGCGAGACGGTCGCGATCGGCTTCCAGTGCTGAGAGCGCATCCTTGTTCGCATCGGCGTCGCAGTTGGCGCCGAGCGACACCGAATGATCATGCATGGTCTGGATCTTGGCCTGGTCGGCCTTGGAATTGCGTGCGCCAGCCTTCTCCATCAGACCGCTATCGGACTTGACGAGATCGACGATCGACTGCGCAAGCTCCATCGTGCCAGTGTCGTCGATGGGGGTCACTTCGACGTCACCGCCGGAAAGGGCGGCACACGCTTCCGCAACCTCTTCTTGGGCCATGCCGACCAGCAACTCGCCGATCGCCTTGACGATCTCGGCTGCCTTTGCGGGCTGCGCGGAGCCATCGCCTTCGAGGCCTGCCTCGATCGCAAGCGCGCCTTGGAGAGAGGCGAATTCCTCCATCAGGCGGGCGAGCCAGCCGATGGTATAGAGTCCCTTTGCGAGCGGCGCGTCGCTGGTCAGCAGCTTGAGTGCTGCCGCGGCCTTGGAGAAGTCCGAGAACTGTTCCGGCACATCGAGCGTGGCGACCTTCGACTTCGCGGCGACCGCCGCCTTCGCGAGGACCGCGTCCAGCTTGGCGACGGGGTCGGCTTTGGGCTCTTCCGCCATTTTGGCGAGTGCCTCGTCCGCATTCTCCGCGATCAGCTCGGCGCGCGCCTTGACAACGAAGTCCTTGGCAACACCGCCGGCCACCTTGGCGAGGGTCTCGGAGCGCTCGCGCGTCGCCTCGTTGCCGGGCTCATACGCCTTGGCGAGAACGAACTCACGGGTCTCTTCGGTGCCATCCGCCTTGACCATCGTGAAGATGGCGGACGGATTGCAGGGAACATCGACGATCGAAAGCTCGCGGACGTCGGGCGTGTAGCGCTTGTGCAAGCCGTCCTGCCAACGCTTGGCGTACTTTCCGCCCGGCGAGAAGCCAGTGTAGACGCCCTCGTCGACCTTTTTCCATTCGTTGTCGTCGACGATCTTGGCGACGAAGCCGATCTGCTTCGCCATGTCGTCGAACGTGATCTCGATCAGCTTACCGGCCGCGATGTTCGAGTGCTGGCCGCGGATATTGCCGAGCGACTTGCCGCCGGACGCCTTTTCCAGCGACGCCGACCACGCCTCGAAGGCCGGCTTGGCGGTCGCGTAATCGCAGACCTCACCGGCGCGATCGGGGGTCTCGTCGAAATAGCCGTAGACGAGACGCTGGGCAGCGTCCGCCTTGGCCAGCGGCACAAACATGGTCAGCGGGTCCATTGCGGTCTCCGTTCAATCGTCGTCGTCATCTGCGTCGGAATCGGCATCGGGCATGTCCTCCGGCAGGACCGGAAGCTCGTTGCACTCGCAATTCGGGTGGAGCGGCACGTCGGCGCCGTCGGGGAATTCCTCGTCGATCCCCACAATCGTGCCGTCGAGGGCCTGGCATTCGTCGCAGCAGCCATCCGATGTCTGCCATTCCCGTCCGGCGACGAGGCCGGATGCCTTCCAGCCGGCGCGGTGACCAGCGACATCCGCTTTCGCCGTCTCGGTGCGAGCGATCATCTGCGCCCGGGCCCTCGAGAAGGCGTCGCTTTCGCGGATTGCCGCAGCGAGGCCGTCATTGCTCTCGCCTTCCGCCATCGCCCTGGTGACTGCGGTCCGGACCATGTTGCGGGTCGCCGACGGGATCGACCAGCCGTCGTTATCGACGAGCTCGCCATCGACCAGCTTCCGGCCGACCATCTCGGCCGCGCGCGCATTCGCGTAATCCGTCGCGCGCGCCGTCATGGCCGACATGATCGACTTGTCGAACAGGCCGAGATCGTCGAGCGCGTCCTTGCCCGCAGCGGTCGCCAGAGCAGTGATGCTCGGCGTCAGCGATTTCGCGAGATCGGTCCAATCCCAATCGACGTCATCGAGGGCCTGCTCGATACGACCGCTCTGGTCGTCCATTGGCTCCGATTTGGCGAGGCCGAGCGAAGCCACGACCTGCGCCGCGACATCCTTACCCTTCTTCGCCAGATAGCGGGACAGCGCCAGTTGGAGACGCGCCTTGGCGGGAGCCGCCTTCATCAGGTTCGCGGCGTCAGCTTTTTCCTGCTCCACCTTCGGAGCGGCGCCGCCATTCGGATCTTGAGGCGGTGCGACGATCGTAGGCGGCGGTTCGGGCGGGTTCAGGACGTCCTTGAGAAGGATCGGCCCCGTGGCGGTATAGACCATCGGCTGGGCGCCCTCGCCATCCGGCAGAGGCTCTTCGCCATTGCGGTCGCGGACTTCGTCGAGCGTCAGCGAGCCGTTACGCAGGCGCTTGTCCTCGATATCCGCCTTGGTCTCTGGGTCGAATTCTCGATCCTCGATCCAGTCGAATTCAAGATCGGGTCGACCGAAATCCTCCGCGATGATGCGGTTCATCACACGCCGGATGTACGTCATGGTGTTGTTGACGCCCGCGGCCTCGGCCGCTGCGTGCTCGTTCTCTGCCGATCCCTTTCCGAGGCCGGTTTGCTTCAGGAACGGCTGTGGCGACACGGAGAAGTTGAAACAAATGATCCGGATCAGCCACTCGTCGAAAGCGTCCTGCAGGGGCGGCTGGCCGATAGCGTTCCACTTGAAGCCGGCGGGCAGGAACTGGTTGACGCGCCGATTCTCGACGACGCCTTGGCCGAGCAGGTTATTCCACATTGTCTCAACTTGGCGGACCTGGTCGGGCTGCACGCCAGTCGGCGCTTCGAAGAAGCCGTCGCTGAGGTTGCCGTGCGTGAAAAACGCCTTCTGGCTCTTCATGCGCTCGATCGAGATCTCAGCCGTCTCGATAATCTTCTCGACGCGGCTATAGCCGTAGACCGACTCGACGCGAACGTTCTGCGGATAGTAGAGCAGCTCGTCTGTCGTGTAGTTGACGGCCGGCAGGCCCTTGAGTGCCTGCTGATACGATGCGGACGGTGCGATCGGCTGACGCCCGCTGCCGTCGATCAACGGCTTTATCGTGGCGCCGTCGACGATCTCGAACGCCCAAGGTCGGCCGCCCCGATCCTTCCGCCGATAAATTGACAGCGCGTCGAGCACATAGAGCTGGTCCGCGACCATGCGAAGCCACTGCGCCCAGTCGTGGATGCGGTCAGGGTATTCAAGCGCGGTCTGGATCTCGGTCGCACCGGCATCCATCTTGCCGCGCTTGCCGCCGGGCAGTTCCTTGGGCTTGATGGCCCATTCCTGCGCTTCGAGCTTGTCCTTCTGGCTGTCCATGACCATGCGGACGAGTTCGGATTTGCCGATGGTCTTGAGCTTGTCGAAACCGATCCTCTCGGACGAGCGAGGCGTGAAATTGATGTTCGCGCCAACGGGATAATCCCACTGGCGACCCTTTACGTCGTCCGGGGCTTGCGGCGCCAACGGCGTCAGCGGCCCGAACCAGGTCATATCGCCCGAAAGCGTGTAGCGAACGGCAGCAAGCGCGCGGGCGAGCACGCCGGTGGGAGCTTCGGCCATTCGCGCTCCCCTCAGGCGGCCTGCTGCGGCGCCAGCTTCTCGGCCATGTAGGCGAACCAGCCGTCGAGGCCATGGCCGTCGGACAAATAGCTCAGCGCCTGCGTCGTGCTGTCGACGTCGTCGTCATGAGCGCCGTTCGGAAACCCGGACAGCGACGCTACGAAATCAGCCAGCCATGCCGCATCTTCATCAAGGAAGACGCGCCCAGACTGGATCAGCGGCGTGACGGCGTAAGCCCGCGAGACCTTGTCCGTATCAACCTTGACCGGGACGATCGGCAGCAGCGTGTCGCGCTGCAACTCCTGGACGAGCGACTGCCCAGACGCCTTGTCTTCGACCAGGATCGCACTGGCTTTCATTCCCGTCCACGTCTGCGCGGCCTTCGAGACGACCAGACGCTTCAATTCTGGGAACTCGACCTTCTGCTTCCAGACATCGAGCAAGTAGTAGCCGTTATCGCACTGTGCCCATGTCGTGCAGACGGAGAAATCGTTCGCGGTCTTCGTCTTGAAAGCCGTATCCCAGCTTTGCACGATACGCTTGATGATCGGCAACGATGCCGGCGTGTAATATTTCCACCATTCGGCCTTGAAGATGCCGCCACCGGCCGGAGATGGCCGCTGCTGCAGCTGGCCGGCGGTGCCATAGACACCCAGACTGGCTTCGAGCGATTGCAGCTCCGGTTCGCCGTTGCGAGCGGGCCAGAGCAATTCGCCCTCTTCCTTTCGCGGATCCCGCGCCCAGACGTGGGGATGATCCTTCTCATAACGCGCCGGCAAACAGAGGTGCGTCCACTCGTCGCCGCCCTTCGAGAGGATGTGGCCGATCAGGTCCCGCTCACTCAGCCGCTGCGCGATCACGGCGAACGCTCCCGTCTTCTGGTCGTTCAGACGGGTCGACATGACGTCGTCCCACCAGCTGATCACGCGGTCCTGCGCGGTCTTGCTGTTCGCCTCGCCAGCCGACATGGCGTCATCGACAAGAACGACATCGCCGCCCTCGCCCGTCGTGGTACCGTCGACGGACGTTGCGATCCGGTAGCCGTGGTGATCATTCTCGAACCGGATCTTGGTGTTTTGGTCGTCGGTCAGCGCGAACCGATCGCCCCAGTTTTCCTGGTACCAAGGGCTCTCGATCAGACGACGACACTTCACGCTGTCTCGGATTGAAAGCGTATGTGCGTAAGAGCTGGCGAGGAAGCGAACCTTTGGACCCGCCAGCGGCGCGTCGTCGTTATCCTGGATCCATGTCCACGCGGGCCACGCGACTGACACCGAGATCGACTTCATGTGCCTCGGCGGCACGTTGATGATCAGGCGCCGGATTTGACCTTTCGAGACCGCCTCGAGATGCTCACAGATCGCATCGATGTGCCAGTTGGTGATGTAATCAGCCGGGTCAATGTAGCGCCAACCGATCCGTATGAAGTCCGCGAGGCTGCGCTCAGCGAGCGCGCGCTGGATGTCAGTGAGCGGTGGGAGTGTCCGGGAGCTTTGCACGGATCGCCTCCAGCGTGCGCAACTCGTCGACAGTCAGGCCAGAGTAATCGCGGTTCTCGGTCTGAATCGGTTCGCCGTCGATGCCGCCAAGCTCGAGGACCTGCTTCGGCTTGCCCCAACCACGGTCGAGCAACGCCGTCGCGGCCGAGACCTGCGCTGGCTTGGGTGCCTTCTCATCGTTCAGGATTTTCACGAGCCGGTTGATCGCAGTGACGGTGTGGGCGCGGGCGATATCGCCGAGCGTCACTTTGCGTATCTCGCCGTCGACGAGGATTTCGATCGTGGTCTTGTGCTTACCGCCCGGATTGCCGGACTGCCCCTTCTGGAATTTCGACATGGCTCAGACCAAGAAGAGCACCGCGATCGCGGGAATGCAGCCGACGATCGCAAGGCCCATAAAAATCGCGCCGGCCAGCAGGAAATCCTTCACCCCGGCATCCTTTCGGCTTTGGCGGCACGGGTCAGGCGCTCGGCGATCCGGCGCATCAGTGCGTGCCCATCGATTGCGGCGTGGTACCGCTCTTCGAGTTGGCGGGACTGGGAGCCACGACGAAGATCGTCAGCGCCTTCCAGCAACTCGCCTGCGAGGTTGGTCAGAAGCTCGGCGTGACCGTCGGGGAGATCGCGGCGGAGGTAGTGGCCTCGGGCGGGCATCAGATGCCTCCGACGATCTCGCCATTTGTGATGAAGCCATGCCAGTTGCCAGCCGGGCTCCCGTCGAGAGATGGCGTCACAGTCATGGTCTCGAAATTTGCATCCTCGATGCCTCCGGAGATCCGCCAATGGCTGGCGGGTTTCATGCCCTGCACCATCAGTGCGAAACCCTTGCCGTTCCGATAGTCGTCAGGGAAAACGGAGCGAAACAGGGCCCATTGCTCACGCCGCTCGGGCGGATTCTCGAAGCACGCCATCCACATGTCGTCGCCAAGCGTCGGCGACTTGAAGACGAACCCGACGCGTCTGCCGTCGTGGAGCAGCCAGCGCGGATCGAGATCAACCAGGCGCATGGCGATCTCCAGATACGGAAAAGGGCGCCCTGTTGGACGCCCTTCGATGGTCGCATTACGCGACGTCAGCAATCTGATACGTTTTCTGCCGGCTGGGGTCAAGTAACCTCCGAATGCCTCCTGAGCTACCCGGCTAGCTTCCTCTCCATCGACAGCGACGATGAAACATGCACGATCAGACCAAACGAAAGGGGCGATTCTCGATGGGCGACAACGCAGAAGATGTATGGACTGTACCGCAGCATACGGCGTCGTTCGAGCTTTTAACCTCGACTGACGGACACCGAGAAATTTACGAGGAGATTGGCAAACTCGTTGTCGCACTGAGTTGCGTCCAAGGTCACATGAATGCGGCATACCGGTCTGTAGTAATGCATCACATGAGGCCCACAGACGTCTCGCTATTCACAAAACTTGAAGGATCTCGGGGAATATCTGAAATATCAAAGATGATTAGATCAATAATGCGCCTGCTATCCTACTCGCATGAAGCATTAGAAGATGTTGGCAAAATATTGCTGCACGTGCAATCCACAGCACAGTTACGAAACATGCTTGTGCACGATACAATATATAAGCACTACGGTGAAGCTTCTCCATGGTTTGGAGTACAGCGCCAAGGAAATCATTTTTTAAATTACTTCTTAATAGAAACAATCTCCAGCGCGGTCCATGATTTGAACACCATCGCCTACGAGTTCGATATTTTTCTCGATGACAAATCTAAATATGAGAAGAGGCGCCGAGAATTTTTGTTGAAACCATGGTTGCATACACCAGCATTGCTATTGAGTGGTGATCGTGCGTCGCTTCCAGGTCCGCAAGAGACCGCGCGCCTTCTTCAATCATTTGCACGTTCGGTTCCTGGAGTACCTTGATGACAGATACTACCGCCATCCTCCAATTATGGGCAGTCGGATAAGCGCAGCCGTCCGATTCCTCATGCCAGTCATAGCCGGCGGCGTTGCACGCTACTTGCGCAAGGTGTTCGAGCATGCGTTCAGGCATCAATCGCTCCCTCGGGATAGCTGTATCGCCTGATGATATTGTCCTCAACGTCTCCGACTTCGCACCAGTTGAAGTGCGAAGCGCGGACACATTCGACTGTGATCAAGCCGAAGGAATGATCAATTGCCGTGATACGCTGGCGATCGGTCCCGTCGCGCGTGATGACGTCGCCGACCTTCATCTTGGCGTCAGACATACGTCACACCAGCATCACGGTTTATCAATTCCGCTAACCGGCCTGCCAAGACGGCGGTGAAGCACGTGGCAATCACATTGCCTCCGTTATCCACTATCGGCCAGCGGCCAAGGTCATCTGGAATTCCGGTCGCACGCACCGGTACGAGGCAATGAGCCGGCATGCCCAAGCCAAAGAATGTTTGGTCAGCCACGCAAAACCTCCGTCCCAGTCCACTTCGCCTGATATACCGCGAACAAACCGATGCGCACCAACTCGTATCGACGGGTGATGTCGAATCCAGCTGGCCCGCCAGTGAGCCATGCTTCGACCGCCGCCCAACACGCCGCTTCGTCTGAAAACGCAGCGTGGTCGAACAGCATCCGCTCGTCACCGCGGTGCGCGATGAACTGGCGCGGGTTGCCCCAGGTGGTGAGGCGGGGTTTAGGCGACGTCACGCTCGACCTGCCGAAACACCTCTTCGACTCTAGCGGTGCCAATCAGCTTGAGCGTGTCGAGGCAGCCGTGAGTATGGCCGATCCGATATGCGCAGATGCCGCCAGCCGCTCCGACGACGACCAGAATTGTGTAGATCACTGCAGGATCCACGCCCAGACCCACGACGGCCGGCGCAGGATCACGAGCCCGGCATAGGTCTCCGGCGCCGCGTCTAGGTTCAGTTCGCGCACCAGCGCCGCCAGCACGTCCTCGGACATGAGGATCGTGGTCGCCTCAGGCTTGAGCGCGATCTCGGCGTCGATCCGATCAGTCGTTCGCACGCGAGGCGGGATCGGCAGCGCCACGACCGTAGCGAGCGGCGGCGCTGGCGCGGCAGCCGCGTCCGTGATGGGCAAGCGATGTCCGATCACGCCATGCACCAGGTTGGCGCAGAGCTTCACGATCGCACGCGTCTTGTGCTCGCGCTGGGAGCGGCCGAGCGCGGAGAAGCGCTCCCCAGCGACGGACGCAATCGATGCGTTGTGGCAGATGACCGCCTCGAAGACGGTTCGGTACTGATCCGGCACCGCCTTCGCCATGTAGGCGTAATCGTCGCGGGCATCGGCGATTTGGCGGTTGACCATGTGGGCGCGCGCGGTCGCGCCGACGTAGTTGCCGCCGCCCATGCCCTCGTAGTTGGCCGTGCAGCCGGTCGTGGCCCAGGCGAGCTCGGCCACGTCGGAATATTTCTCGCAGGCGTTCGCTTCATGCTGCTCCAGCACGCCCGCATTCCGCAACTTCTCGACGCGGGTAAGCTTCCGGACGGTTCGATCGGTTGGGCGGTTATGCCCATCGACGATCGCGGTCTTCTCGTCCCAACGGATGCCGTCGACGTCGCGCTGCGCCTCCGGTAGGCCGATCTTATCGGCGACGTCGTTCATGGCTTTCAGCCGACGCGCCGCGGCATTCTCGGCGACGCGCTCCGGCGTCATGTTCTTCAGCTTGGTGCTGGTCCGGCGACCCATACACATACCCCCGGCGCCGGAATGGCGTCATAGGCGGTGATGGGTCTTTCAGGATTCGCCGGCTAGTCCCAATTCCGTCACAACTTTGGAGACTATGTGAGCAAGGAAGCTTTACGGGACGACATGGTCCGGTATGCCGTTCAGGGCGGTGGCACCTCCATACGGTGGACCTTGGCAACTTTGGCGTTGGCAAACGGTGGTGCGCTTGCCACCCTCGTGAAGCAGCCAATCAACCCCGCTTTAGTCGACGCCGGATTTTGGTTTGTAGTCGGCCTCGTGCTCTCGATCACTTCAGGCCTGTTGCTGGCTTTCTCGCAATGGGGATTTCTCTGGTTCGCAGGCGACGACGACAAGACCACGATCCGCCCTCCAGATTTTATTGTGCTGCTCCTCGGATTAGCCTCCCTCCTCGTATTGATGGGCTCAATCGCCGCGTTCGTGGTAGGCGCCAGCAACACTGGATTAGCGCTGCTCGATGATTCATCGCCTAAACCTTGCGCAGTAAGTCCGACGCCCAGTCCGGCATCGCCAGCTCAACCGGCGTTGCCTCCCCAACAGCTGCCGCAGCAGGGGTCGGCATCTTCACCACCCATCCCCGCCCCAGTGCGGCCGAAAGCAGGTCTGCATCACTGATGTTCGCCCCCGGATCCGCCAGCATGATCGACCGCGCCTCACCCTTCTCGTAGGTCAGATACTCATCGCGCTGAAGCTCATCGAGATACCGCCCGACCCGCTGCTTCGGCACGCCGGCCCGCAGCCCGATCTCCGAGAAGCTCGGCGACATACCGGTCGCGCGGAAATACCAGCGCACGGCTTCGAGGACGCGCGCCCTGGTGCTGATGCGGGTGGGGTTGGCGTGGTAGCTCATTCGTCGATGTCGGCCGCGTTGTACTGGCTGGGTTCGTCCTGGTCGCTGCCCTTGGCGAAGACGACGACGTCACCGTCGGCGATCTCACGCTGGGCGCGGCGATCCCACCAGCGATGGATGAAGCTCGGACGGCCGAAGACACGCACCGCCCGGGCATATTCGTCGCCGCTGAAACCGACGAAGTGGACTGCAATTGCTTCGATCGCCCTCCCCATCAATCACCTCGCTGGGAGGAAGGAGCCGAGCGGATGGCATCCTGAGCGATGCGACGCGCCTCGAAGCCGTCGAAGTCAGCCTCGATGTCTGTCATGCCCGCGATCTTGCGGAGAGCCGCCCGCACCTGCTCCTCGCGGGAGAGGGCGGAAAGGGCATCCACGGCAGCATTGGCGACCCAATCACCGCGATAGGCCGCCCAATCCTGCGGGCGTTCTGGTTTAGTGTCAGTCTCAGGATCGAACCCGCGCGGCCATGTTGCCATCTCGCGCGTCAGCGCTTCCCAGAGCATCGCCCTCGCCTGCTCCTCGGGGGTCATGGGCGGACCCCGAGAAATTCACGGCATCGATCGGCATGGCGGGCAGCTATAATCCGCGCCTGAGTACGACCATGCCGAATCATCTGCTGCCAGTAGCCCAACTCCGCCTCCAACTCATCGCGTGGAAGAAGCTTGAATGGGCGGAACGTGAGCTGGATATGATTCTTCATCCTTGCTTCTCCTGGCGCTGTAAGACGGCGCGGACGGCGAGGCCGAGTTCGGTAAGCTCGAACGCTGAAGTTGTGGCAAGCATCCGAACGCCCAAGCCTTTTTCGATAAGGCATCGAGCCGTGTTCCGGCTTGATGGAAATGCACCCGGCTTCGCGCCCCACCACGATGGGCATGGCTTTCGAAGCAAGCCCTCCCGCTGCGCCTTCGTCAGCCCCCGCGCCACGGTTTGCGGGTCGCGATCGGTCATGGCTCACTCCGGTAGAACAGAGGCGCACCGCGATCGGTCGCCAGATGCTCCGGGATTTCGTTGCGCAGGCATCCCGGAAGCGCATCGGCGGCGATATGCCCGCAGGCGGTGCATCCGGCCCGACCATGGCAGTATGGCCGCTGCACAAAGCCATCTCGGCAGACCATCTCGCGCGGCTGATAGGACTGACACTCACGCATCGCCCAAGCCCTCCGCGCGAGGGGTGGCACGAAGAGCGGCGCCCCGGCCCAGCACTTCCTGATTGCGCGTCCTGACGAACGGCACGAAATCGGCGCCCTCGTACTTCATAGCGGATGACGATTGCGCTTCGACGATCTGGATCACATCCTCGTCGCCCGCATTGCGCAGGGCCTCCGTGATCGCCCGCTCTCGCGTCGAACATCCGCCAGCTAGTTCGTAGCAGTCGTCGCCGACGATCCCGGCCCACCATTCCCATGCGCTCGGCATCACTCTCCGCCCTCCGCGCTCTGGGGCTGATCGAGGGCGGCGCGAATGGCGACGCGAGGATCATCAGACCAGCCCTCGGCAACAATCCGCTCCACAGGATCAGCCATCCAATGGCCGACGACCTTCCACATCACGTCGTAATCATCTCCGCCGGTTGCGACACTCATGCACCGCAAGTCCCAGCACTCATCACGCAGCGCGTTGAGCAAGTCCGTATCGCTGCGCGCCGACCGCAGCCCATCGGACGCAGGGGAGGCGAGGGTTGCATTGCGATAGGAGCGGTGGTCGAAAAGCTCGGCCAGGATATCACGGAGCAGGCCAGCACGGACCATACTGCTGTACATCGGCCCATGCTTCTCGATCTCCTGATCGGTCAGCGTACTGAGCAAGCCGATATCGGCAGGCTTCACGCTCTCCCCGCTCCCCGCCACGGCCCCAGCGTCGGCGACCCCGGAACCCTCCCCCGCATCGGAGAGGGCGGCGCGGGCGATCTTCGCGCAGATACCATCGTGGATCACCCAACGGGTCTCCGGATTGTCGGGAGTCGCGGTCCATTCTCGTTGTTGATCAAGCCTGACGATCCGCTCCAGCGCGCTCCTCAACCTCTCTGCCGTGGGTGCGATAGCCTCGGAGGATGCTGGGGCGGTGGAGATGGCGCGCCGCATCTTGCCACGCAGCGTAAAGAGCGCGCCGTCAAGGCCGTCGCCAAGAGCAACCTGTGACGCGACACTGCCAAGAAAATCTATCGCTTCCTCCACGACATCCCGCACCCCCGCATCGGGTACGGAGAGCGCGGACGCACTACCGCTCCCCGGTGATGCGTCGGGGATGGCGGAGAGCGTATCTTCCGGACGCGGATATTTCTCGGACCTCACGAGCGCCCAACGGTAGCCCATCGGCTCAACGATCGACGGTTCAGCACCGCGCTTACCTGAAAGAAACTCCGACAGCTTAGCAGAGCTGATCCCGATCATTCGGGCATAGGTGTTGTGGCCGCAATTCGGCGCATCAACGACCGTGCGCACGGATTGCCGCAGTTCGTCAGCGGTCCATTCGTCGAGCGCCTCCCAAAGCTCCCCACCCTGCGCGGGCGGGGTGAGCGAGAGCAGCGTCTGGACGTTCTCTACCCGGCGCAGAAACTGGCGGGCTAACATACTCAGGTCGCTGTCAGGGTCTTGGTTGGGGTCGTCCAGAACGTGGCCGGCTAGCCTGAGCGCGTGCTCATACTCCCCGGTAGGATTGGCATAGAACGCTTCCATCTGCTCGCGGGCCGGCTGGGTCATTTCCTATTCCTCTTCGCAGCTTTGCGAGCGGCCTTCACCTTGGCGCGCTTGTTGGCCGGAACGCCCTGAGCCTTCCGCTGAACGGCTTTGCGGAAATGCCGGGCATAGACATCGGGCTGTACGTAATCACCGTGCATGCCGAGCAAAGCCGCTGCGGCTATGCCAAGACCGAGCCCCTTCACGCCCCACCTCCCTCGATCATCGCGATAATGGCGTCGGCCTTGGCGAGGGCGATTGCGGTTTGCTCGTCAGCTTTTGCCTTCGCGTCGCGGTACTCGTGGAAGCCTTCTGAGCCCGGTCGCGCTAATTCGTCAGCCAGTTGGAACGCCGTGGGGCTGATCACCCTCGCCATCGCCTCTCGGTCAGGCGTGTGGCGGAGACGGTGGCGGGCGAAGGCTTGGACGAGCGGATGAGAGTCATGCTTACCGTTCCGAATGGCTCGGATGTAGCTGTTCACATCGTTCAGCATGAAGCTTTCGTAGCTTGCAGCCGCCTCGCGATCCCCCTGCGTGACAACCTCGGGCGGGTTGGAATGGGTCATTTCACGTCCTTTCGACGGATTTCGCGGAAGAGGCGGCCGAGCGGCTTCGTGTCGTATTCCGACAGGCCGAGCCGACGCATGGAGGTTTCGGATATGCCCAGCGGGCGGAGCACATCTTCGGCGATCACATCCTCGCCATGCGTGTGCATGATCGTGGCGACCGCAACGAGATAGCCAGCGTTGAAGCTGTTCTTGTCCCAGGTCATTCGCCCTCTCCACGGGCGAGACGGGCGCGGGCAGAACCCAGAGGCGTGCGAGCGATAGCGTGAGCAACCTCCGGGCCATCAGGGTCGAAACCCATCTCCCCAGCCGTCTCGCGGATCAGTTCCGGAACGTCCGTCGCCGAGGCGTGCAGCTTGAACGCGATCACATGCTCGAACGGCATATCCTCGCCGCAGTCAGCGCATTCCGTCGCCTGCGCATGGTAGGTATGGTAATGGCAGCGGTCGCACTCCCACGACGTGCCGAGCTTCTCGCTCACGAAGTCGCGGATTTCCTCGAAGCGTGCCTCATGATTGATGACCCGGCAATGCGCGATCGCTAGCGCCTCCCGCATCTCCCCCACCCGCGCGGAGGCGGCGTCTCTCTCGGCGAGGAGGGATTCGAACTTGTTGCGCACCCGCCCAGCCGTTTCGTCGGATGCCGGCGGCAGTTCGAGGATCGTCGCGATCGTCTGGCACTGGCGATGCCAGCCATCAAGGAACCGCTGGGCCTCATCCCGTTCTGCAAGACATGCGGCCAGCCGCTTGCCCAGAGAGGGCAACAGGCTATCACCGCCCGTCCGACCCCAAGTGTCAGCATCGCCAGCCGTCTTGATATCTGCAACACCGGTCGTCGCGACATCGGCCGGACGCCATATGCACCCACAGGCATGGCACAGGTGCGATCGGTGGGGCGGGTTGTCCCAGCCTTCAGATGGCGCATCGATGTGCTGCTCGTTGCACTTCGGGCACCACAGCAGCATCGGGATCGGCGCATCACCCATTGAGGTTACTCCATTCGGTATCGCGACCATGCGCAGGACAATCGGGGTTCTCGCCGAACACCTCCATGCAGGTGCATCCGAGCAGCGCGACCGTGGCGATGCGCGATGCCTCGTCCATGTCCATTGAGATAGTGACCCATTCTTCGAGGTCGTCCTCGTCGAATACCTCTTTTTCCGCCTTCTCAATCAGACGAAGCGCAGTCGCATAGCGGTCCCGCTCCCCCTCCAACTCCGCAATCTTCGCGTGGAGGGCGTCGAGAGCGTTGAGGAGCGAGCGAATTTCGGTTGCCGCGTCGGTGCAAAGGTCGTCATCACGATCGTCCAGAAACCCGAGCATCTGTTCGGTCTCAGGATCCAGCCCCCGCAACCCGCTGATCTCCCCCGGCGTCATTGGGCTGACCGAGAGCGGAGGGTGGCATTCTTCGCGATCCAATCAACGCCGCACTTCTTCAGTGCTTCACGGGCTTCGAAGATGCTTAGCCGGTTATTGTAATAGCAGCCGCCTTCATGCGTGGAGCGCGACGCTATGCCGAGCAGTACCGCCCGCAGCATCTCGTTCTCGGCCGCCAATCCCACGAGGTTCTCGGACGGGGTCATGCTGCCGGCTCCGTATCCGCGGCGTCATAGGCCGGCGTGGACTCGTCGAGCGCGCGGTCAATGCGATCCTTCAGCGATTCCTCCCATTTGCCCGGAGGGATGCCGATCGCATCGCATAGCTCTTCCAGCGCCGCCTGGCCGTCCAGTTCGATGTGGTAGGACACGCTGACGACAGGCCGACCGTAGTCGTCCGCATCGCCGTCGAAATCCTCATCCCAGCGGCGAGCATCCGCAATCAGGTTGTAGAACGCATTGCGCGGCTCGTTCATGAGCGCTTCCAAGGCATCGGCGCAGCGACGGTTATAGTCGCGCATCTCCATGTTGCCCTGCGTGGATTCCTTGCGCCACAGATAGAGCTTGTCGGCGAGCAGTTCGCGCTGTTCTTTGGTCATCACAGCTTCCCCATTCCATAGAGGACCACTCCCGCCGCAACCGCCGGCACCAGGATCACGCCGAAGAGGAAGAGCAGGAGGCCGAGGGCGCAGGTCAACCTATGTGAAGGCATGGCTGCGGGAACGGTGCGATGATCCGTCCCGCCGAGGTGGAATCGGACAAGCCCCTGTCCCACCTCGGCCGACGTGAACTCCGCTGCACCTAGTGCCCTGGCCAGTGCTCCTTGCATCGGCCGGGGCGCTTTTTGTGTGGGGTCGATCCCGATCTTTAGGACCGGAACGCCCGTCTCAGAGCAGGCCGCAATCATCCCCCCGGTCGGGTAACCCGCGGGCCCGACCTCAAGGAGGCCCGCAGGGTATTCCCCCTTTAGGGGGAAGGACACAGCTACCCGCACTTTCCCGCAAAAATGGCCGGACCGTCCCACAATGAAATCAAGGACTTGAGTAACACTGTCCCGCAATAGGGAATTGACCTTCCCGCAACCTTCCCGCAGCATTTCCGCCATTTCTTGAAAGACCTTCCCGCACCTTCCCGCACGGTTTTGAACCGATGTGGTACGCATCAACGCTTCTCCTTGAGGGCGATGCCGATCACCGCATGACGATCCGGGCCGATCCAGAGCGCTTGGCCTGTCGCGATCACCTCGTCGCGGAACAGGCGCTCCATCGCCGATACGAACTGCTTCTTGGTCGCGCCCCTCGCCTCGGCCATCGTGGCCATGACCTTGGGCGCGAAGTTCCCGGCATTGAGAGAGTGGCTGACGTGCCGCTTCTCCCGGGTCAGCTGCTCCAGCAACTTGAGGAACAGCTGGTCGTCGTGGTGTTGGGCAGCGTTCTCGGCCAGGCGCTTTCGCTCGTCGTCGGACAACTCGTCCTCGAGGATGAAGGCGCCGCTGAACCAGTAGAAGCGGACTTCACTATCCCGCTTCGCGTAGTTGGCCTTCTCGTTGCGCAAGACACGAAGATCGGGATCTACGACGATCCCATCCTCGCCCTTGGGTGTCTCCATGAAGAGACGTGACCGGACCTGGTTCTCCCAGGCGGTCGAGCCGGAGTAACTGTCTCCGGCTTTGTTGGGGTGACCGACGATGACGACGGTCCCCTCAATCTCGCGCGCCATGCGGTTGCAGAGGTTTACGAAGCTTGCGACCTCATAGCGGTTGATCTCGTTGCCCGTGAAAAGGTGGGCGGTGTTGTCGAGTGTGACATGCTGGATGCCGCGGGCGCGGCAGGTCTCGACGATCTGCTCGAAGCGCTCGGTGACGACCATTTTGCCGTCTGCATCGAACGTGCACAGCGAGTTGCCCAGCTCGCCATAGAGGCTGAGCAGGAACACCACGCCCTCAGTTGCTTCGAGCGGGACGCGCATCATCGCGCAGATCGCGACCTGGCGGCGCTGGAGCTCGTCCGGGTCGTCCTCGCACGTGATGTAGAGCGCCGGGGATGGCAGCGTCTTCACGCCGAGGAACGGCATGCCCATCGCGATCGCGGTCGTCATCTGCTGATTGGCCAGCGATTTGCCGACGGCGCCGGCGCCGGTGAACAGGGTCGCCTGTCCCATCGGGATGAGGTCCTGGAGGCGCCACTCGCGAGGAGGGATCGGCTTGCCGGCCCATTGCGACGGCGAGATAAGCTGGAGCGCCGAGCGCTGGGGCTCGGGGCCGAAATCAGCCTCGTCGAGCGATCCGAGCTCGTCGCCCGCGAGACCGTCAGGCTCCGCGATATCGGGCTCGGCAGGCAGCTGCTGCTCCGGATCATCGAACGCGCGCAGGAACGTTTCGGAGACGTCGCCGATGCCGTATTCGGCTGCCTGGTCGTTGAAGTCGTCGCCACCGTTGGTGACGGCGCCCTGCATGTCGGGCATGACGTAGCGGCAGCCGAGGTTGCGCGCGGCCTTGATGGCAGCTTCGCGCCCTTCGTTGGGCTGGGGCTTTTCCTTGAGCTCCAGATGCCAGTCGTCATCGCCGGCCACCATGAATGTGCGGCCGGTCCAGCGGTGCCCCGCCCAGCGCGAGATCCGCACCATGTTGGACGCAGACAGGCAGACGACGACAAGCCAGCCGGTCGCCTCGTGAATCGTGGCACCGGTGGCAAAGCCCTCGCACAGCACGATGGTTGTCTGCCCGTCGTCCCGGCCGATCAGCGTATAGCCGCCTTCCGTGGTCGAGCCTGGCCAGAACCGGCGCTCGCCGTCCGCGCGGATCGCCTGGAGCGTCAGCGCCTTGTTGTCCGGCCCGCGGATGGGGACGATGACGCACGGCTGGTCGCTCAGGCCGAATGGCTTGCCCGATCCCTGTCGCGTCCCGTGCGGGGCGATCTTCTTGCGATCGAGGTAGGGGTGCGAGGCCCCGTTGATCGCCACGCATTCCTTCTGGAAGAAGGTCAGCGCCTTCGCTGCGGCCGCAGCATAACCGACACGGCGCTTCGCTTCCGATTCCTGCGCCAGCCGCTTGAATTCCGCGCGATCGACGGGGCCGGCATCCGCACCAAGCGTCCAGCGGAACTTCTCGCCCTGCTTGCGCCAATCCATGAACAGGCCGACCGGATGCTCGTCCATGTGCAGCAGGTACGCGCCAGGCGCCGACGACTTCGAGCGCGTGTCCTCGATGCGGAAGCGATGCCACTTGCCGTCGGCCGTGATCTTGGCCGGAGCGGTGCCGCAGAGGCCCTTGATGAACGCCCGGAACTCGTCGAGCTGCTTCTGTTCTGGCGTCACGGATCACAGTCGCCCGCTCTGATTGTGGACGGGACGGATCGGGCAGCCACGATCGCGCAGGTACGCAATGAGGGCCTCGGCCGTGCGGAAGACGCCACAGGCATGGCCCATGCGGAAATAACGATTGAGGCGGTCGCGCTGGGCGCGGCTCGGCATCTTCTGACCGTCTTTGAACTCGGGGAAGCACACGCCGCGATCGCCCTGGCACGTCGGCTCCCAAGTCACGACGAGATCAAGGGCACCGCGCCGCGCGCCTTCCTTCCAGCGCTGGATACGCTCCCAATCGGTCGACTTACCGGCGTTCGGGATCGCGACGATGTCGACGGACGGAGCCAGTGCCGCCATAATGTCGATGAACGTCTTCTGCCGCTGCAGTTCGGTGCCCGGCAGTTTGTCCTTGGGCTCGATGAACCAAGGCTCGTCGGGCCGATCGAAATCGTCGGCCGGGAAGATGTCGGTGAAGGCGTTCATGCCCGCGCTCCCGGCGCATCCATCCCGCGCCCATCCGCGTTGAAGCGGCGGAGGGAATGAGGATGAGCAGCAGCAAACAGACGAACACGAAGATGCCCGCGGCCGAGAAGAGCCGCCCAAAGCCACACGACGCCAAGGGCAGCGATTTCGTGCCGGGCGAGGACGACATGGAGGAGGAGCATCCTAAGCACCCCCCCTCGCCTTCCGGGCCTCGACGATGACCTGCTGCGCCTCACCGCGGCTGAGCGAATAGGGCGCGCGCATCAGCTGCTCGACGGACGGGATCTCGCGGGCATTGCAGGCGACAGCCGTAGCCATCGCTTTCTTGCTGATGCCGGTCTGCTTCTTGGTGCCGTAGCTCGGCTTGAGGATCGGACGCCGCATCAGTCGATCCCCATCGCTTCACGATAGATCATCATGATCTCGTCGTGCTCGGCGCGCTTGTCGGGATCGAGCTCCATCAGCTTAATGATGTTCTTGATGCCTTTGTCGCTGAGCCCGGCGGACTTTGCTTCCTGGAAGACCGTCTTGATGTCCTCCTGAAGGCCCTTCACCTCATCCTTCAGACGCACGATCCGCTCGACGAAGCCCTTGAGGACATCGTCCGCAGCGCCCTGGTTCGACCCACGGATCTCCAGCTTGACGATGATGTCGGAATAGCCGCCGGACTGCTCGATCTCGTCGTGCAGCTCGGCCTCGCGGATCTCCATCTCCGCAAGACTTGCAGCACCCGCGAGATCAGCGCCGGAGCGGCGGGCCTTGAGGAATATGCGGAGGCGTCGGTGTCCACGCATCAATATGCCTCCGCCAGCTGGCGCTGGTGTCGCGCCACTTGTTCGTCGGCGATCCGCTGAATGGCGTTTCGAGCGCCATCAGCACGATCACCCTCATCCTGCAGGATCAGTCGGCGGGCATCGGGAGCACCGAGTTTACGCGCGAGAGCGAGATACTCGTCGATCCGGTGGGGCGGGCACCAGCCAAGCCTCTGCTTCCGGATTTTTATCTTGCGTGCCGCAAGGGCCTCCGGGCTGTTCATCTTGGCGAGACGCACCATCGCGCGATCACGCTGGACCCGCTTTCCTTCGGGCGTCGCGCGCCACCTGTTGAGGTGGTCGACCGAGCGGACCGCGATCATAGCGCAGCGCCGGCAGTGCTTCCCCGGCGTTTTCGCCTGGCAGTCATCGCGGTTGAGGCAGTTGGGGCGCTCGCTCACAGTGCCCTCGTCTTCCGCCGCGACCAGCGCAGCTTCTGGTTATCCAGCGCCGGGATCAGCGAGTAGTGGCCATGCTCGATGCAGAGCGTACGCTCGCAGCCATGATCGAGGTTCATTCCCTCGGGCAGACGCGGTTCATCGATGATGCCGGCGGCCCAAGCAGCGGCGACATGGACGCGGACCGACCCGAAGCCCGGAATGCGGATCGAGCCATATGGGCCGGACTTCGGACGCTTGCCTCCCTTGGACTGGGCTCCAGTCCAGAGCTTGCAGGGCTTGGTTAGCCCGTTGCGGGCGCCGGACAGCACGCGCTCGCGCTGGGCGATGCGGGCGGCGACCAGGATGCGAACGCAGGCGGGAATCGCAGGGTGTGGCCCATCATTCCGCCCGGTGGCGACGTGTCCGGCGGCCGCGCCGGTCGAGAGGGGATCGAACGGCATCGCTCAGTGCCTGATGAAGGCGATCGTGCGATCGCTGTGCCAACAGAGAGCGCAGGTCGCGCAGCAGTCGGTTTTTTCGAGCTGGGCCGGACAGACGATGTGATCCGTCTGTTCGTCATGCTCGATGGTGATCGCGCCGCGCGTCCGTCCGGAATATCCGGAGAAGCGCATCGCGAAGCGGTGGGGATGTGCCTGGGCGAGCACAGCGATTGCCTCGCCGATCGGGTCACTTATGGGGTCCCGAGCGGTGAAGCCGAAGACCCGCAACGCCGGACATGTCGCCAGAGCATCGGCCCAGAGATCGACATACTCGGTCGAATAGAAATCGCCGAGAACGTGCAGGCGCACCGCAAAACCACGTGGGTGCTTGCGCTGGAGCTCGGCGAGTTCGTCGCGGAGCGCCATCTCCAGCGCCGGTCCCGCGACGATACGCTCTGCCGCCTGCATGTTGTTGCCGTAGCAGCGAGCCCATTCTTCGCATGACCTCGGGCAGGTCGCGCGCTCTTCGAGGGTCAGCGTGAAGATCGGGAACCCGCGCCAGTGGCCTTTGGTGACGGTCTTGCCGATCTTGCGGCTCTGGTGACCGGATTTCAGTACGCGCTGCACCTCGTCGGGATCGAACACGCGGCTGGAGAAGATCGAGCGCCCGGTGCGATAGGCCGGATGCAGGGCGCCGATCACGACGCCAGCACTGTGCGGAACGACGGTCGCGAACCGGCGGAGAGCCGAGACCTTCATGCCGCTTCTTCTTCAGATGCTTCCGTATAGGAGCGGACGAACACCGCTTCCCCGGACACATTGAGCGCAGCGCTACTGGAGGCCTTCTCGAGGAATATCTCGTCGACCCACTGCTTCTGCGGCGCACTACCGACGATATCGATCATCAGGTCCGGATCGAACGACCGTGAGGGCAGCAGTTGGGCATAGGCGCGAACAAGACCCGGAAAGATCGTGCCGGCGTACTGGAGTACCTGGCCCGCATAGGCGGTCGACAACGCGACGAGCGCAGCAGACGTGGCGTCTCTGCCCTGCACCTTGAAGGCGGTGCGGATCCCGGCGATGTTCGAGATCTGTCCGGGCTTCCAGGCAGTCGGGTTGCTGTGCGGAGCCAGCGAGAGGCCGGCGGCCGAGATCACGGCCATGACGCGCATTGCCTCCATGTCGCCGGCCGCGAGCGCCGCCTTGAACAAGTCCATCGCGCCGAGCGGGCGGCGTTGAGCATTCATCGCTACGAACGATGCTGCTTCGTCGGCAGCCGATGCGTATGGCGAGACCACGCAAGGCAGATCGGTGATATCGGCCCGCATCCTGGCGGCGGTCAGGCGATGCTGACCATCGACGACGAACAGCGATCCATCGGGACGGCGAGAAACGGCCAGTGGCTGGAACAGGCTCCAATCCCAGAACACCGCGATGCGCCGGATAAGCGTCTGGCTCGACCCATTGTCGATCGAACGCTGATATTCTGGATCGACGTTCAGGCTCTCGAGCCGATGGTTCTCCAGGCTCGGGCGCAGACCGATCGGCGGATTGACCTTGAGGCGGTCGGTGGCGGGGCGGCTCATTTCACGTCCTCCGGCTCTGACCACTCGGCGCAGGTCCGGTGACCACGGAATGGATATCGATCGGTGACGGCGGTAGGCCGCCCGTTTCGGGCGGGGGACGACTGGCGGCCGGCCACGGGGATGAAGCGGACCTTCTCCATCAAAGCCTCATCGGCATGAGGACGGCGCGCATGCCCTCGCCCGTCGGATCGACGATCAGGGCGGGTGCCGACTGGTCACGAAGGAGGAAGACGACTTCGTCGGTGTGCATCGCGTCGAGGACTGCGAGCAGGTAGTGACCGTTAAATCCCATCTCGAGATGGCCAGTCGTCTTGGCCTCGATCGAGTATTCGGCGTCTACGCCGTCGATCGCGAACTTCGCGCCGATCCGGAGCTTTCCGTCGCCAAGCGAAAGACGGATTGCCGGCGATTTCTCAGTCGCGCCGAAAGCGAGCGCTCGGATCGCGCGGCGCAAGTCGGCAGTCGCGGCTCGAAAGCTGCAGGTCGACCCGCCTGCATCCGGAATTACGCGGCTGATATCCGGGAACGTACCGTCGATCAGCTTGGTCTTGAGGACGGTGGCGCCGAACTGAAGCTTGGCGGACGGAGCGCCAGAGCCGGCCCAGTCGATGAAATTGTTCGTGGCCGCGGCAGCGTGCGCCGACAGTCGCACCGGCTGATCAGACTTGCGATCGCGGTAGCGCGCCATCTTCTCGACAGCGTGGCGCGGGATGATGATGCCGCCGTTCGGCAGCTTCTGCTCTCCGGGCCATTCGACGTCGGCGAAGTAGAGCCGGTGCCCATCCGTCGCCGAGATGCGGTAGGTCCAGTCGCGCAGATGGCCGATGTGGAGGCCGTTCAGATAGTACCGCGTCTCTTCCCGAGACATGGCACCCGACACGCGGATCATCAGATCAAGCACAGACGCCGGGATGTCGGTTGCCCAGCCCTCCGGGCCTTGGCTGATGCGCGGGAAGTCAATCGCCGGGAGGGTCGAGATCTTGGCGGTGAAATCCTGCCCAGACATGGCGATCTTGCCGCCGTCGGTCGGCAGCAGCGAGACATGATCGCCGGTCATGCCCTTGAGTAACCCTGCGACGGCATGCGGGCTCATCAGGCAATGGCTGATCGCCCCGCGCTGCGGCGCCTCGCCGAGGTCGAGCGTCACCTCCTGGTCCAGGTTGGTGGCACGAGCGACGATCCGGTCGTCCTGGATGGTGATCAGCACCGTCTCCAGGACCGGGATCGTGTTGCGCCGCTCGATTACCGTGCAGGCGCCGAGGATCGCGCGGATCAGGTCCGCACGCTGGAACACCTGCGACCTGACTTTCGCAGGACGCACTTCGTCATCCGCTGCGACGTCGATCGCAGCGCCCATCGGCATATCCATGATCTACTCCCCCGCGTTAGGCGGTCAGTTCAGCTTTCAATTTCGGGTTCGGGATGAAGCGACCGGCACCAGGCTGGCCCTTCGGAATGCGGATGAGTTTCGGCTCGGGATTGGCTAAGCCGTTTGCGACGCGCAGCTGGTCGGTCAGGCTGAGCACATCCGACGCAGCAACCTCGTAAGATTTTTGCCAGCTCTCCGAGATGGCGTGCGACAGACGAGCCTCGCGCTTGGCGGCGGTCGCTTCCGATTGCGACTTGGTAGCCTTGCTGCGCCAGTCGAACGCCAGCGTCGTGGCGATGACGGTCCCGAGGATACCGCTGCCGGCGATCACGCCGAGCCCGTAGACCATGATGTCCTGATCGATCATTTTGCGTGCCCCAATGAAGAGAGCGGCGTCAGGATGAGGATCGCGTCGTCTGCGGCCTTCTCCAGCTGGCGCTCGTGCGTGTGATTCCAGGCGCCGTTGACACCGCATCCCGCGATCTGCGCGAGATCGCGGGTCAGGTGCGCCATGACGACGCCGGGCGAGCCTTCCTCGGCTTCGAGGCTGCGACCGCCCTGCCCGATCGGGCTGAGCAGCTTGTCCGTGAACGCCACGCCGAAGAACTGCTGCAGCGTCAGGAGATGCCAGCCTTTCGGGCGCCGGCGATCTTCCGGCCCCGATGCCACGAACCCATAGAGAGTGCGTGCCGGAATGCTGGTGCCGATCGCCACGTCCTCGACGCTGAATTTCCGGCCATCGCCCATGAATAGGCTGAGCGCGCGGTAAATCGCGGCGTCTGCCAGTTCCGGCGTGATGATGGCGCCGCCCGTCACTGATGCACCTCCGAAACGATGCGATCAGCACCGGCATGAACTTGCAGCGCTTCACCGTCGGCGAGCACGCGCCCCGATCCGCCGGCGGTGGAGACCCAGCGGTATCCGATGCCCCGTATGTTCTCGATGCGACAGGCGTCGCCGAGCTTCTCGCGGACGCGGCGGACCATGACCTCGACGACATTGCCGTCTGCCCGACTGTCCATACGCTCGTGCAGGGCGGCACCACTTATCGCCATGCCGTTGGCCTTCATCAGCGACGAAAGAATGATCCGCTCGGACGGCGTCAGCCGCACCGGAGCACCGTTGACGAGAACGTCACCGCGCGGCTCCAAACGGATGCCGTCGCGCTCGATCACCTCGTCTTGGGCGAGATCGTAGCCGCAGCAGGGGCAGAGGGCGGTCATCTATGCAGCCCTCCATGCCCGCGCGATCCGGCGATGCAGCCAGACGAACGCGATCGCGATGACGAGCGGCCAGGCAAGAAGCGTGCGAATGCGCATGTCAGCGCCCTTCCGGGGAGGGCTGTGCGCGCCCTCCCCTTCCGGCTACCCTGCGGTTGTCGAGACCTGCAGGGAAAGTTGAAATGGACCCGAAGCTTGCGGGGCTGCTCATCGCAGTCCAGGCGCTTGGAACTGTTGTGGCCGAGTGCGATCCACAAATCGCGCGGCGCCTCAAGGAGATCGCTGACCGGTACGATTCGGAGGCTGACACAGCTCCCAAGCGGGAAGGAGCGGAATACGCTGCCGACATCTTGCGATCGATGCTCACGGCCGAGACGCCTTGATCTGACCGCGCGCCCAAGCGTTCCACTCGCCAACGGTCGTCGGCTTCGGCCGGGAACGCAGATTGCGCTGCTCTACTGCCTTGCTGATGTTGCGCGCCTGTCGCGCACCGTAGATCGTGATCAGCGGCGTGACGACGGCAGCGATCGCGGCACCGAAATTGTGCACGATCGTCGAGGCGGTTTCGAGGTCCAGGCTCATGCTGCGCTCGCTTGGCTTGAGGTGCGGCCAGGCACGTTTCCGTCGACTACGGGCCAGCGGGCCACCTTGCCGGCGGCGCTGGCGGCGAGCTTCAAATGAGCCAGTCGGGACGCGGAGATACCGATCTCGCGCCAGCTGTGCACCGTCGATATGGGCGCATGGATGAGCGCCGCGGTCGCGGAGGTGCCACCCAAATCGTCGATGATCGTGTCGGCCGTGATGTCCATGCCGACTTACTTCCGATATTCAGAAGATCGTTGCAAGCGATTTCTTCCGATGATCGGAATTGCGATAATCGGAATGAACGTCTTGAAGGAGATATGGATGAGCGGGATCTCAGAGGTCGCCTGAAGGCAGCGGGCATCAAGCAGGTCGAGGCCGCCAAGCGCTTGGGCATCAGCGAGGGTAAGCTAAGCACTTCGCTGAGTGGCGGTCGGCGCTTCACGGTCGCCGAGATGGATACTCTTCGCGAGATGCTTCGCGAGCGTGAAGGGGATGAGGGCGGCATACCCCTGGATAGCCTCCCCGTCATCGGTCAGGTGGCTGCCGGCAACTGGCGACACGCGGTGCAACAGCCGATCGGTTCATTTCCGCGGCTGGACCCGTCAATGCCACCCAAGGCCTTCGCCCTGCGCGTGAAGGGCGATTCGATGGACCTCGAGGTTGATGATGGCGGAACGGTTGTCGTCGATCCGGACGATCGGGCCTTATTTCCCGGGCGCTTTTACGTGGTTCTCAACGACGAGGGCGAGACGACCTTCAAGAAATTTGCGGCTGAACCAGCTCGCCTGGTCCCTTGCTCATCGAACGATCAGCACAAGGAAATCATCCTCGGGTCCGGCGAGCGATTCGAGGTCGTGGGGCGGGTGATCTGGAAGGCGGCGAGGATGTAGGGCTGGGCAGAATTCTGTCCGCTGACACCTGAAATTTCCGCTGCTGGATATCGCCCGGAACTGTGGCGTAGAACCATCCGCCTTCTGAAAATTCCCCAAGATCCTGCTCCACGGCGTCCCGTTGCGCGCTGAGCAATTCGATGCGCCAGGGTCCCCTGGGCTCACCGAAGCAGACCACCCGATACAGCGTCACTGTCCTCATTGCCCGCCAACGTCCCCACGATTCGCAGGCTGCATATTCGAACAAATCGGGAACACACGACAAGCCAGATTCGCCATCTTCCGATAGTCGTAACTTTCCGCTTGACGCCTACTTCTGATTATCGGAAGTAAGCATCACCGCACCTGATCAGCCCGCCGGGCTCGAAGACGGAGCGGATGGAGATGACCGATGGGTTTCCACTTCCGGAGCCTGCACCGCGAGCCCGCTTCCGCTGCCATCCTGACCGCGCATATTCGTGCTGCGGCAGCTGACGGCGCCGCCGGCCGATCGTTTCAGACGCCGCGTCAAACGCCCTTCCGCAGCCGCATCTCGGCACAGGAAGATGCCTATATCGCCTGGGCCGATGCCCGCGAGAGCTTCATCCAGCGCCGCATCGCCATGGCGAAGGACGCGCTGCAGATGGTCGCCCTCGACCGTGCGATCGACGCGCAGCCGCACGCTTTCAGTGAATTCCCCGGCCATTGCCCCTCCCCCTCCCCGGCCGGGGACGAGGCCGCGACGCCTTTCCCCCTCTCGGGTGTCGCGGCCTCGGAAGGGTACTTCTGATGCGCCGGCCCCTGCCCCTCGCCGCGCTCCAGCGCGAGTGCGACCAGTTCAACGAGCGCTTCCCGGTCGGCCAGCGGGTCACAGTCCACCTCGACTGCGGGGACAGCGTCTCCACCCAGACCCGATCAAAGGCGGAGGTCCTCTCTGGCCACTCCGCCGTCATCTGGCTTGACGGGATCGCCGGTTGCTACCTGCTCGATCGCGTCACGCCGATCACCGGCGAGGTGGCGTGATGTCTGACACCATCGACGACTTCCGCCTGATGAAGCTCGTCCGGGACGAGCGCCGCAAGATCTACGGCATCCCCTGTCCGACCTGCCTGCAGGAGCGGCCGCGGGGCTGCCCGACGCTCCTCCTGCCGCAGCAGCGGTGCCGGGTGGACAGATATCGCGATCCGCGTCCGAGAATCGCCGAGGAGCAGGAGCAGGCCCTCTTCGACGCCATACTGGCCCAGGTGCCTTCGTGAACCCCGACCCCGCCCAGGAAGCCTTCAAGGCTCAAGTCCGCCGCTGGCACGACGCCGCCTACCGCTGGTCGTTTGCCGCTCTTCTCATCCTGGCCGCCGTCGAGTTCGGCGCGCTCATCTACGCGAGGTATTTCTGATGGCGGCGCAACTGCGCGAAGTCGAAGCGACCGGTACGGAGATCGTGCCCGCGTTCGCCTCCACCAACGGCATCGTCCGCTTCGACGAGGATGCATTCGAGGCATGGCTCCGGTCGAAGCGCGACAAGGCGCCGGCCGATCTGGATATGTCGCGGGCCAAGGATCGATCTGCTCTCTCGTCCTACGTCGACAAGCTGCGGACCGAGCGCGCCAATTTCAAGCGCGACAAGCTGGCGCTGACCGAGGGCTGGCGCGAGCAAACCAAGCTGGTCAACGACGCCTGGAACAAGGGCGATGCTTTGATCGCAGCAACGATCGACGAGATCGCGGCGCCTGTGGTCGCGTGGAAGGAGGCCGAGAAGGCGCGCGTCGCCGAGTGCGAGGCCGTGATCCAGACGATCCGCGACGCCGCGACCGTGACGATCGAAGACACCTTCGCCAGCGTCCAGGCGCGAGGTTCGTCCGTACACCAAACCGCGATCGATCTCGACCGGTTCGGCCCGCTCGCCGAGCAGGCGCTCGACGCCAAGAAAGCGACGATCGGCATCCTCATGGAGGCGATGAAGCGTCTCAAGAAGGAAGAGGCCGATCGGGCCGAGCTGGAGCAGCTGCGCGCGGCGCAGGCGGAACGGGATGCGCGGGAAGCTGCTGAGCGCGAGGCTCGCGAGCGCATCGAGGCCAAGCAGAAATACGCCCGCCAGATCATGGCGTACATCACCGACGAGGTCGGCAACGGCACGATCGGCGGTAAGGCCTATCCCTACCCGATCCTCATCCGAGAGCTCGAAGAAAAGATCGAGACCGGCGAGCATCATTTTGGTGACCTAGCTCAGGACGTCGAGCGCGTCCGCTTCATGACGCTGCAGGCGCTTAACGCCGCGTTCGATAAGAGCCAGACCGAAGCGCGCGAGAAAGCTGTTGAGGAGGCTGCGCGCGCCGCGCGGGATGATGAGGCACGAAAGGCCAAGGTCGAGCAGGATCGCAAGGACGCTGAGGCGCAGGCGAAGATCGACGAGGCCAACCGCCGGGCTGCCGCTGCCGAGCAGGAGGCGGATGCGGAGAAGGCGCGCATCGCCGCCAAGGAAGAGGTCGATCGCAAGGAAGCTGCGCGCGTAGCCGAGGAGCAGCGCAAGCGTGAGGCCGACCAGCAGCATCGCGCCAACGTGAAGTCTGCCGCCAAGGTTGCTCTGATGACCTGCGGCGCCGACGAGGAGACCGCTCGCAAGATCGTGGTCGCCATCATCGCGGGGGAAATCCCGGCGGTGCGGCTGGAGTTCTGAACGTGCCGTTCCCGTTCGATCCCATGCTGATCGAGGAGGCGGCACGCATCGATCAGATGCACGGCCGGACAGCCGACGCCCTCGCGCTCTCGCAGGCCATTAGCCTCAAGCGGATCGCCGACGCGCTGACCGGCGAGACCGCCAACATCTTCACTGCGTCGATCAACTCCTACGGTGAGGGGATCGGCGACGCCATCCAAGGTCAGATGATCCGCGGCGCGCGCGGCATCGACCAATACGAAGGACGCTGATCATGACCGGCACCCGCCAGTTCGTCGCGTGCAAGTTCCGCGAGGGCGACAAGCGCACCTACACCTATCATCACGATGGCGAGCCCCTCGACATCGGCGATCGGGTGATCGTCACCACCAACCGCGGGCCGTCGACCGTCATCGTTGCGGCGATCTCCGACGACCAGCCGGATTTCGAGACGAAGCCGATCGTGGGCAAGGAGCGCCCGATCGCGGAGCCCAAGCCAACCGTTGCTGCCCTGCAGCCGCCTGCCAACTGCAAGTTCTGCTGCCACGTCATGGCCGACTGCGACTGCCTGCCCTTCTGATCGGAGCCTGAGCCATGATGGACCGTGACCCCTTCCTCAACTTCGACGACGCCGAAGAGACGTCGGCGCCCTCCGATATCCCCAGCGCCGCCGGCGCCAACGCAGGAGGCAACGATGTAGACGGCAGCGCGAGCGCGCAGCATAGCTCCCTGGAGGACCGGCAGCAGTGCTCCAACGAGGCTGCCGGTCCGACTACCGGCATTACCCGCCTGCCGAGCGCCAAGTATCATGCCGACCCGGCGCCGAAGCCCAGCCTGTCGACGACGCTGGCGAAGCTGTTGCTGACCAAGTCGCCGAAGCACGCCTGGTGCGCGAGCCGACGGCTCAACCCTGACTATGTGTCGGTCGACAAGAAGACCTTCGACATCGGCCGCGCCGCTCACCGTGCCGTCCTCGGGTTCGGCGATGACTACGTCGCCATCCCGGAGCATGTGCTGGCAAAGAATGGTGCGGCGAGCACGGATGCCGCCAAGGCTTTCATCGCCAGCTGCCGCGAGCAGGGTCGTGTCCCGCTCAAGGACGAAGAAGTCGACAAGATCGAGCAGATGCGCCGCGTCGCGCACGCCCGGCTGGCGGAGCACGGCGTCACTCTCGACCCGGATCGGTCTGAGTTGTGCGCCTTCGCAGAGATCGATGGCGTCTGGTGCAGGGCCATGTTCGACAACGTGCCGGTCGACCCGACGGCGCCGATTTACGACTTCAAGACCTGCGAGGACGCCAGTCCAGAGGCCTGCCTGAAGTCGATCATCAACTACTGGTACGATGTCCAGGCGGTCCACTACCGCGATGTCTGGCGCACCGTCACCGGCGAGCTGCGCGACTTCGTCTTCATCTTTCAGGAGAAAAGCGAGCCGCACGAGGTCACGCTGGTGAAGCTATCGGGCTCCTTTCACGATTTGGCCGAGCGCCGCGTCGCGCGTGCCCGTCGACTCTGGGGCAAGTGCGTCACCGCCAACCTGTGGCCTGGCTACCCGATCGGAATGCACGAGGTCGACCCGCCCGCATGGCTGGTCGAGCGCTCACTTGCGGAGGCAATGTAATGGGAATTCGGTTCATCCCCGTCACCGAGATCAACGACCCGTTGAACCTCGCCATCGGCCTTTCGGGCGGAAGTGGCACTGGAAAGACCTTCACCGCCCTGCTGATGGCCCGCGGCATCGCCCAAGTCATGACGGGCAAGGCCGGCGCGCCGATCGGCTACGTCGACACCGAGAACAAGCGCGCGCTCCACTACAAGGCCGCCTTCCCGGAGATGGCGCACTTCGACTTCACCGCCATCAACGATGCGGGCGAAATGGTTGGCTTCGGCCCGGAGCGCTGGATTGAGGTTATCGACGCCGCAGAGGCGGCCGGCCTCCCGGTCCTCGTGATCGACAGTTTCTCCCATGCATGGGAAGGGGTCGGCGGCGTCCTCGACCTTCACGCCCAGGTGTTGGACCGCCTGGTCCGCGAGGCCGAGGCGCGCAACCAGCGCTACAATAACTCGTCGCCCGTCGATCCGGGGAAATACAGCCAGCTCGCATGGGCCGAGGTGAAGCCGCGGTACCGGCGCCTGATCGACCGGATCGTCCGCGCCAAGACGAACGTGATCATCTGCACCCGCGCCAAGCCCGTGATGCAGTCAGGCTTCGGCGAGAAGGCGAAGAACGCCCGCAAGACCAAGACGCGGCGCGAGGACGTGCCGTGGGATCCTGCGAGCGACGGCGATCTGATGTTCGAGATGACCACCATGGTCATCCTCGATCCGATCGCGCCTGGCTGCCCGGTCCACCAGATCAAGGTCGCCGACCAGTTCAAGAACCTGCTCGACAAGCGCCGGCCCATGTCCGTGGAGACGGGCATGGCCATGGCCGAGTGGGCCAAGGGTCAGGGCGGCGCGCAGAAGCAGAAGGAGCTGATGGACCTCGCTCGCGACAAGGCACGCGCCGGGACCGCCACCTTCAAGGACTGGTGGATGAGCGATGAGGGCAAGGCGGCCCGCCCAGTCGTCCGGCCGATCATGGCGGAGATCGAGACCATGTGCGCCGATGCCGACAAGGCCGCCACCGAGACCGATGACGAGCCGTTCGCTTCGGCATCGCCCGATGAACCGCAGACGCCGGCGAACAGCGATGATCCGTTCCTCGCGACCGCCGCCGAATAACACCCGAGATCAGGGAGAAGACTATGTCAGACGGCAACGTCGCGGCCGACCAGCTGCGCCTCTTCATCGAACGCATCGAGCGCCTTGAGGAAGAGGTCAAGGGCATGCAGGACGACGTGAAGGACGTTTACCTGGAGGCCAAGTCACAGGGCTACGACCCCAAGACCATGCGCGCCATCGTCCGGCTCCGTAAGATGGAGAAGAACGCCCGCGACGAGGCGGAAGCGCTGCTGGAGACGTATAAAGCTGCGTTGGGGCTCAGCTGATGGACCCGACGCCGTTTCAGGAGATGCTCGCCGCGATCCGCACGGCGAAGGCGGCCCATGCCGTCGCCTATCGTGCGCTGGTCGAAGCCCAGGCGAACGCGGACGCGGCGTGGGATCGGCTCGCCAAGGCTCAGCGTGCCGTCGGAGAGTATGTCGATCGGCTGACCGATGAGCCGGCACGGTTCAAGCCGAGGGTCATTCGCGGGTCCACGGCAGCCGAGGCCATGGCTCGCGAAATCCCCGGCGTGAAGTCGGGAGCGGCGCAATGATCGTCGTCCGCGTGGAGCTTTGGTCGGCCCGCACTGGCGAGAAGACCGAACTCGCCCAGATGTGGATCGACAACATCGGCGGGACCGAAACGCGCGGCGACTATCGTGCGAGGACGTTGCGCGGTCGATCGGCAGAGGCGTTCGCCAAGCATCCGCCGGCGTTCCAGCGCGAAGGTCGCGTGATCGGCCATGCCCGGCTCAAAGAGCACGTCTGGAATCTGGTGGCGAAAGCCTTGAGCGGCGTGGGGTACGGCGATGCCGCCGACCGCATCCAGGGTGAGCAGGCAGGTGCCTGATGCTGCGCGGCGATCCCAAGACCCAGCTGGAGATCGGCACGCGCGACCGGCGCTGCTGGAACTGCGGGCATTGGGAGGACGACGAGTTCCCCGCCGCCGGTGCGCAGCCGATGGGTTACTGCCGCCACGTTCGCTGGCTGGTGCCAGGCGAGCCGATCAAATGCACGAAGGGACCGTCGGAACCTCGCATGGTCGAGCAGCTAACCCACGCGGACGACGTCTGCGCCAAGTTCGAGGCATCGCACGGTCATTCGCCGATCGAGGCCGAGGACTGGGCGCAACAGGCGGGGTTGGGCTGATGTCAGTCGATTACGTCAGGACCGGTAATGGCGAGGGGGATCTCAAACTCCCCTTCCATGGCGATGATCTTACGCGACGCAGCTTGCTCGAGCCTTTCCCGAGCCTCGTTGAACGCGGCCTCCAGACCAGTGCCGTCTTCGAGCGGCCCACGCGCGGCCTCAATCGCCGAGCGAAAAAAGCGGACCTGGAAAGGATTCTTCCACATCCACTCCGGGATCGAGCGTCCAGCGCTCAGGGAAATTTCCCAGTCAATAAAATCGTCAGCCATGCTTCCTCTCACATGAATCACTGGGACCCAAACGCTCCAGGCTTTTGGAGGTGTCCATGATCAGCGATAGCAGCATGGTCCGCCTTTACCTGCGAGGCTCAGACAACGCCTGTGCGGCTATTCCGCGTGCACAGGGCGAGGCAGCGATGCAGACACCCCCGTTCAACAATGGGATGTGGGGCCTTATCCCTCTTCCGGGATGCGCGTGCTGCGGATCGATCGAAGTCGTTCGCCATGCCAATGGGTTCAAGAGCCCCTTTCGATGCGCGAAGCACGCCGATCGGAATCCGTGCCTCATCGAGGGCTGCACGCGTACGGCGTCCGCCAAAGCTGATGACGGCACAATCCGGCTAGCGAACAATCAGATTATCTGCGGCTCGCACTGGCGCCGTTACGTTCCGGCCGGGTCTCGGATGCGCCGAGCATATCGCGCGCACTTCCGCCGGGCGAAACGCTTGGGGCGGAATGCCGGTAGGATCGAAGCCTTTTGGCGCTTCTGGGAACTGATGGCCCGGGCCGTCCGGCGCCGATCTGAGGAAGGTCATCTCGACGAAACGGAAATCAACCGCATCATGGGATGGGAGCAGGAAGCATGATCACCGACACCACGCACCGCGCGTTGATCGCGATCACAAACCTCAAGACGGCCGGCCGGATCGATGACACGACGCGAGCGCTGGTTGATCGCATCGAGGAATTGGAACGCGAGCTGGACGATCAGGACGTGGTCGTTGCTCGGCTGCAGCGTATCGCAGATGTTGCCTATCGAGCAGCTGACGTCAGCAGCAGGATCGGGCCCGACCCATCATTGAGCAGAATCCAGAGCGGCCTCGATGCCCTCTACGCGGTTGAGGAGGTCATTGACCGGATCAACGAAGAAAAGCGGGAGGCATCCAGAGGTGACTGACATCGTCGACCTTGCCCGCCGAATGGCGCGCGCCATCGAGGTCGGCCGCGGCGCCCGCTTCGAGGCCGACGATCTTGACCTATTCGCCCTGCACGGCGCCTATGAGGCGATCCAGCGGGCAGCTGACGACGTGTTGAAGGAACGGGCGAGATGCCGAGACGGGCAAAGACGAAGGGCATCTATCAGCGCGGTCATTTCTGGCTCGACTGGGACCGAAACGTCGATGGCTCCCTTCGAAGCCCCTACCTCGCCATCTTCTGGTACGATCCCGAACGCAGACGCATCCGAAGCACTTCTGCACGCTCTGCAGATGTCGGCTCCGCAAAGGCGGCCCTCGATCGCCACTACCTCCAGAACACGGAAGGCGCGGCGATCTGCCCAACCTGCGGCCAGCGGCGAGCCGGAAACACCGGCTTTCTCGTAGCCCAGGCGATATCAGACTATCTGGCCTCACACCACGACCTGGCGTCGATCGATGCGGTGCGCCCGCGCCTCAATCATGTCGTGCGCTACATCGCAACACTTCGCGATCCGAACATCCGGTGTGAGCAGGTCAATGAAGACTGGATAAAGGGCTTCCGGAAATGGCTGGGTGATCTGCCGCGAGTCTCTTCGGCCGGCAACCCGCTCGCTGGCAAGCGGACTGCGAGCACCGTCGAAAACAGCGTCCTCCAGCTCGCAGCGGCTATCAACGCCGCCCATGATCGCGGCGACACCTCTCGCCCGGCCCAATTCAAGCCAATCGCAACCAAGGAATTGAACCGGACGCCACAGCATCGAGCTGACCTCGACCAGCTGGTGACCATGTTCCGGTACGCGGCCGCGCCGACGCATCCGGTTAAGCGCGCAGCCCTGCACCGATTCCTGATCGTATCAGTCGCCACCCTTTGCCGTCCCGACGCAGCGCACGACCTGTCGTTGGCCATCGAGAAGGACCAGTGGAACAGCGATCGGCGTGTTCTAAAGCTCAACCCGCGAGACCGACGCCAGACGCGAAAATACCGCGCGACCGTCCGTATCCCCTACCAGGTCGCGCCTTGGTTTGACCGGGCTGCTGAGTTGGTCAGGGGCGAGCCGCATGCTGGCACGTTCGTCGATGCCAAGAGCGTGCGATCTGCTTGGGATACGATGGCGGAGGAGATCGGCCTTCCTGCCGATGGTGAGGCGGGCATGAAGCTGATTCGCCGGTCCATGGCGCAGATGCTTCGCGATAGAGGTGTAGGCGACGAGCAGATCGAGATGCAGCTCGGGCATCGCAAGCTGGACAGTGTCAGCGAACTCTACGCCCCGTTCAAACCGGACTATCTGAAGGATGCTTTGACCGCGATCGAGGCAGTGATCGACGACATCGAAGCCCACGTCCCCGGCGCATTTCACCGGACCGACACCGGAGAGATTGCGAATATCATTCCGCTGCGGGCATAAAAAAGGCCGCTAACCTCCCGGTATAGCGGCCTTTTTCTGGTGGGCGTGGCAAGGATTGAACTTGCGACCCCTGCGATGTCAACACAGTGCTCTACCACTGAGCTACACGCCCGTGGGGGGTGCCTCTAGCCACGCGCTTCCGCGAAGGCAAGCGGCTTTCCCGTCTTTTTTACAGGTCGCCCTCGGCGATGCTGCCGAGCCCGAAGATGCGATCCACCTCCAGCACCAGATCGCGCAGGTGGAAAGGCTTGGAGAGGACCTTGGCATTGGGGTGCGTGATACCGCCCTTCAGCGCCACGGCCGCGAAACCGGTGATGAACATCACCCGCATGTCGGGCGCGATGCGGCCGGCGCGCTGGGCAAGCTCGATGCCGTCCATCTCGGGCATCACGATATCGGTCAGCAGCAGATCGAACGGCTCGCTTTCCAGCAGCGGCAACGCCGCCGTGCCGCAATCGACCGCGGTGACGTCATAGCCGACCTTCTCCAGCGCGCGCGCCAGATATTCGCGCATCGAAGTGTCGTCCTCGGCCAGCAGAATCCTGATCATCGTCCGTCCAAACGCCCCCGCCAGCTATTGCGATCCCTTGGCGGGTCACCCCGCTCCTGCGCGTCGATCGTTAAGATTCGGCGAGTGCCGAACGCTTGCCCGATGCGCACTTGATCCCTAGCAGATTAGCATGGCCGCGCATCCACCGGAACCGACCGCCTATGCCAGGTTGGGACAGGCCGGCGCACGTTCGCCGCTCGTCATCGCGGTGCCGCATGCCGGGCGCCACTATCCGCCCGCGATGATGGCGGCCGCGCGATTGCCGCAACCGGCGCTGGAGACGATCGAGGACCGCCATGCCGACCTGCTCGTCACCGAAGCCGTCCAGGCGGGCGCGGTGGCGATCGTGGCGCGGGTGGCGCGCGCCTATGTCGATCTCAATCGCGACGAGCGCGAGATCGATCCGGTTTTGCTCGGCGAGCGCCCGCCGCCGGGCGCCTGGCTCACCTCCCCGAAGGTCGTCGGCGGGCTGGGCGCCATTCCGAGCCGGATCGCGGCCGGCGGCGCGGTCTGGGCGCATCCGCTGGGCGCGGACGAGATCGAGGCGCGGATGGCGGCGGTGCACCGGCCCTATCATGCGGCGATCGGGCAGGCCATGGACGAGGCCGCCGCGACTCACGGGATCGCGATCCTGATCGACTGCCACTCCATGCCGCCGCTCGCCGGCCGGGGCGCGGCACGCCTGGTGATCGGCGACCGGCATGGCCGCTCCACCGAATCGCGCTTCGTGGCGGCCGCGATCGACGCGGCGAAGCGCGAAGGCGTCACCGTCGCGCGTAACCATCCTTATGCCGGCGGCCATACGCTCGATCGCCACGGCATGCCGCGCGCCGGCCGCCATGCCCTCCAGCTGGAACTGGATCGCGGCCTCTATCTCGACGCCGCGCTGCGTACCCCCACCGAAGGTCTCGTCCGCGCCCGCCGGCTGATCGCCGCGATCGCGACGGCGCTGGAGGACGAAGCGCGCGGCTATCTGCTGGCCGCCGAGTGACATGACCGCCGGATTAAAAAAACCGCCCCGCGTTTTCACGCGGAGCGGCCAAGGTTCAGGGAGGAACGCGCCCGAGGGCGCGTCATGCGCGATCACGAAGGGGGGCATGACCGCGCACCACCAAAATAGGCGAGCCT